TTTGGCGTAGGAGATCCCCTCCTCATCTAAGCGGGCATAGGGGTAGCATAACACGCGCCCGCTCGGAAGTGCATACCAAAGATGCTGCGTATCATACAAATACGTTACGCGACCCGCGCTAAATTCATAGCCCGGATTACGCATCGCTCTGGTATAGGCTGACTCAAGTTCTTGCCAGTAAAGCACCGCCCATTGGTTTGCTCGGCGCCACGCGTCCACAGTTTTTCTAGCGTCAGATTCGGGAAGGATAACCCCGTAATTACGACCCATCGCAGCAAAAGCACCAATACCACCACCATAACCACATGAAAGAATAGCGACCTTGCCAATCTGTCTGCGATCAGGAGTAATGTCTGCTTCATCGCAATGGAAAATTCCCGCAGCTTCTCGAACATAAATATCCTTTCCAGTCCTAAAAATATCGAGGACTTCTTCGGCTTGAGGCTTATTCGATAGCCAAGGATTGCATCGCGCCTCAATACCCGCCCAATCCGCCACCACTAGGTATTTACCCTTAGATGGAATAATGGCTGGACGTAGCATCCCTTTTAGCACATCGGTCACTCTTTTGCCATAGCGCGGCACAATATCCTCGCCTTTGACCATTGCATCGCGCACCAACTCAGGCTCTTTAGCGCATTTACGCGTAAAGTTATGCACCTGTAGCCCAAAGCTAGAAGCCCTTCCCGTAGCTGAACCGCCATTAAACATAAAGGCACCACGAACGCGGTGATCCTCGATGTCAGCCAAATTCACCATCCGTTGAAACTTAGCTACAGATGAAGCCCACAAATCATCGGCGCATTGAATGACATCGGCTACATGAGGTGGTACTTCGTCTGGGTTTTCGTCTGAAAAAGCGAGGAGAGTATTTCGGACGTTTTTGTCGATTGAATACTTCTTTCGACCCTCTTTATAGCTCTCCATGAGCTTGAGCGCTTCTTCACCAACCCGCGACTGAACCCACTCCCGCATCTTGGGAGAACGAACTGAGGTGATTTCGCCTTCGGTGATCTCGACCACAAGTTTCTGTACTTCCGCGATTTCTTCTTTCGAGTACAACATAGCAGCTTGGGCAAGTGGTACGTCGACCAATACACCCTTATCATTAATGCGCTCGTTGATATGGTAATCATTTAATTCTTCCTTCGATAATGGACGCATTGCTTGGCTGATACTTCGCATAGCGCGAACGTCCTGTTCGCAGTACTCAATCATTTCTTTCATCAAGATTGGGTCATTGTTAAATGTTCCATCCGATTGCGGAATAGATAAAGCGCGAACCAGTTGGGATCCTCGAAAATCTTTACGCATCGATGCGCCTGAGAACCGACCGACATCCTCCAATGATCCGGGGGCGCAGTTGGCTCGCGCTTGCGTAGCGGTGCAATAGAATTGCTCAAGCTTGAAATTAACCTGCAAAACATACCAAAAGATTAACCGCTCGAACGCAGCATTGTGAGCGTAAATCATGCCTTTGTGCCGCATGACTTCTTCTGGAAAAGGCATGTCAGGCGTCCACGTTATAACTTCGTTATTACCAAAAGCATACGACATACACAAGACCTCTGTAGAGATGTCTTGCGCGTAGTTGTACACGCCTCGCGTTAACAAGTTACAACGGGACTTGGTTTCAAAGTCAACCCAAAGAATGGTCATTTGCCTTGTTGATGCTTTCTGCCAGAACCTTTGCGGGTATGGCTTAGACTTTTAGTGTGATGCACTTTCTCGCTTTTGATGCTTAGCGATGGAAAAATGTTTTTAATATTTAATTGCGCCATTTTTACCATCAGCATCTTGACTTCGCTGATTTGCCGACGCTCTGTCGGGTTTAAATTTGATCTGTCTACCATGATTTGTCCTCTAGTTAAATTAGGTGGGGCTACTCGCAAGTCTTTTTAGTCGTTCGTCCTCGAGTACTTGAGCTGAATAGTGTCAGTACTTTCACCCCGTGTTCTTATACTGCTGCTCTGCGACGGCGAACTGGCGCCGCTGGTGCTGGAGCTGCTTCTGCTTCTTCTACTTCTGGCGCTTCTAATTCAGGCGCTTCTTGTGCAGATTCCACATTCATGGATTCAAAGCGAATTACACGAATCTTAGGGGTATAAACCTTACCATAAGACTTGTGCGTGTAGTGCTCAGTTTCTAATGCCACGATTGCTACTGGCGTAGTTGAATCTTTTTCAATTTGCTCAGAGATCTCAACACCCAATGCTTGGATGGCGCGTTTGCCACCAGTTGCAGTGGTCGCCCAACGAGCTGTAAGTCCTTTGTCGTCGCCATTGATGCAAGTCATTTCCAAACCTACTTGCAACTCCCAACCTTTTTTAGCGTTGGCTGGTGCAGGCTCAAGTTCAGGCAATGGCTGATTGATAGGAACCATTTTCTCACCTAACACTTCAGACGCGCCCCAAGCGATGTAACCATGTACAAAACTAAAAGGATTGATTGCCCACTCAGAACCATCTTGAATTTCAGTCTGGTCAGATCCAAAAACCCAATGACCTGTTTTGTCCATCTTGATAATAACGGTACCAACATCAGTGACGTTAGCCAAATTGGACTTTAATGCTTTAGATAAATCCGCTACTGCTGGAAGGTTTGCACCTTTAAATGTTGTCAAATTGCTCATTGCTCTTTGCTCCTAGTTAAGTTTATTTAAGGCAGCGGTGAGTTGCTTGCCGATTTGTAAAACCTCTGGTCTGGGATCGCTCTCAGGTACCAAAGTACTGCCACTACTTACTGCTACTACTAAATCTTTTGGAACTTCTTTTTCAAAAGGCTTTAATGCTTTTTCCATTTGCGCGGGTGATTTGAGTTTGCGTGGTTCATAAACTACGCCGCCTTCATATTTAGAGAAATGCAACTCGGCTTCTTTTTCGTCAGCCCATTGTCGTATGGCTCTCTTTGCTACAAGCTTATAGCCCGGAACTCTAACGTCGCTTTCCAACATCTGTTGTGCCAAAGCCCGAAGTTCTTTAATCCAATCCTCAAGGACATCGGCTTGTTGCAAATAAGTTGAGATAAGTTCGGGTTTCAAATTCTTTAATGCGATCTGTGTCGAACGCGCAACCGAGTCGGTCATGATTGGGCAAACAGGTTTGGCGCGGCACCAGCGGCAATGTTTACCAGACTTCATTGGTGCGTCTTTACGCTTGGCTTCACGCACTGCTACTGCTAGCTCTTGCTCAAACTGCTTGATACGCTCGATGCTTGTTGTCCAACGACGGATCTCAGGGGGTTGAACAATGATGATCTCGACGTCATCAACATCTTCAAAAGCCCATGCTGTGGCAGGCGTACGCATCGCGGCGGCGGCGTAGAATAGACCTTGATAGTTTTCTTCTGCATTGACGATGACGCCAGAGCCAAACTTCCAATCCAATACCTTGGCAGAACGCTCAAGCTTACCAATCAGATCTGTGGAACCGAATACGCCGGGCAAAAAGTCCCCAAAATCTACTTCAGCTTCCACCATGTAATCCATTTCAGACAATGGATCAACTTGATTTAATAACTCTAAAGCAGGCAAAATCTTGTCATCTAATAGCTCTTGAGTTAGCACAAGCTTTTCGTATTTGAACCCAATCATGGATTCAGGTGGTAAATTTTTATCTAGGATTTCTGCGATTGCGTTATGTAGCAATGTTCCTTCATCAGCATACTTGCTAGAAGAGTTGGGGATGTTTTCGCATAGCTTGACCGATGCGGGGCAGTTGATTACCCGAGAAGCGGAAGAACCGCCTACAATTGCTGAATGCTTTGCCATTTTTCTTTATCCTTTTTTCTTTAGAACTGTCAGTGTAACAGATTATTTTTTGAGTGCAACACTTTTTATGATATATTTCTTATGAACGAACGCGAACGTGAGATAGAAAAGTATTTTGTTTGGTCAGTTGAGTCTATTGGTGGAAAGACCTATAAGTTTAAATCACCAACACAACGCGGCGTTTCAGATCGTATTGTTTGTATTCCAAACGGCAATACATGGTTTGTAGAGTTAAAACGACCTAAGGGTGGATACCTGTCGCCAATGCAGGAAATATTTAGAGATGATGTTGTAGCTTTAAAACAACGATACGCATGTTTATATACGAAAGAAATGATTAATGACTGGATTGTTAAAGCTTAGGGACTATCAAGAAAAAGCCGTTGACTTTTTGTACGAGAACGATAGGGCGATGATTTTAGCATCAGTAGGCGCGGGTAAAACCGCGATTGCTTTAACTGCCATGAATGAAATGCTTGTTAACAAATTTGTTAAGCGCTGGCTAGTGTTGGCGCCCAAGCGCGTTTGCACCGATGTCTGGGCACAAGAGCGTGACAAGTGGGCTAAGGGTTTATCCCTATCAGTTTGTATTGGCACCCCTAAGCAACGGCTGACAGCCCTTAGCTCCAAGTCCAAAGTTGTGGTGATTAACTATGACAACATTCAATGGCTTACTGAGCAGTATTTAGATTTTGATGGTATTGTCTTTGATGAGTTAACCAAACTCAAAAACCCGTCTGGCACACGGTTCAAAGCCCTCAATAAAGTGCTCGATCCCATAAAGATTCGTTGGGGGCTTACCGGATCCTTTACCAGCAACGGTTTGGAGGATGTCTTTGGTCAGTGCAAGATCGTTGACCAAAAGCTATTAGGTCGCAGCAAAGGTGCCTTTTTACAGCAATACTTTGTCTGTATCAACCGCGACTTTGGTGAATGGCAACCGCGATTAGGATCACTAGAATCAGTAATGCAACGTATTCGTCCTGCAACATTTCTATTAGAGTCATCGGAGTATAAGGATAAGTTGCCACCATTGCGAACCGTAGAGATACGTTGCGATTTGCCAGATCGCGATCCCTACGAGAAGATGAAAAAAGACTTTGTACATCAGTTTCCCGAAGCAAAAGTAGTAGCTGCTAATTCTGCCGTAGTTACGCAGAAACTACAACAGATGGCATCGGGTTTTTGTTACTACACAGAAAAAACAGCGTCTAGTAATCCCGGGCAATTTGACATCAAACAGACGCCAGTGTGGTTTTCAGACCACAGATTTGACTTGTTAGAAGATTTGCTAGCCGAGAACCAGCGCGCCAATACGCTAGTTGTTTACAACTACAAGGAAGAACTGGCTGAACTCAAGCGCCGTTATCCGCATGCCGTCACGCTTGATGATAAAGACGCCATCGAGCGCTGGAACGCAGGCAAGATAGAGCTGCTACTCATTCATCCCAAGTCCGCAGGGCATGGCTTAAATCTACAGCATGGCGGTAACAAGCTGGTGTTTATCAGTTTGCCTTGGAGTCTTGAGTTGTACGAACAGACCATCGGGCGATTGCATCGCAGCGGTCAAAAGCAAGAAGTTTGGTGCTACGTCTTGCTGACCAACAAAACCATTGACGAGCGCATCTGGGCGGCGTTGGCGGACAAGCGGGCGATTAGCGATATAGCGATTGAAGAGTTGAAATAGCAAAAAAGCAACACAATGCTTTACAACACAAATAAATCTGTTACAGTAACTTATCTTGAAAGGATTAGTAATGAAATGGCTTAAAAAGAAAGAACCAGTGAAGGTCTATAGCTGGAGATCATTAACCGATATTTTGGCAACACTGTCTGAAGAGCAAGTGTCTGAATTATTGGATCAAGAACTCGAAGGTGCCAAGCGTTGGTCTATCGTACAACGCTTGCATCAACGGTACACCATTCTCCGTGCAGCGCGAGAACGGGCGGAATTAAAGAAACAAATAGCTGCGTAAACTGATTTAACTAGAGGAAAAATCATGGCAAAAAATGAATATATTTGGACTAAAGCTGGTACCGACATCACTATCCGATGGAAAACACGGCATAACTGGGTACCGCCATCCGAGCAACAAGAATACAAAGATAAGTGGCGCTACTATCAAAATCTGCCTATTCGTGCTTTAGACGCGGACGCAAGAGAGATGTATGAAGTCGCTCTTCAAAAAGCTAAAGTGGCTCGAATTAAATGACCAATGACGAAGCTATGGTATTTGCCGGGATAGTATTTCTTGGCTTTTTTATCGTAGCAATTCTATTTATTAGAGGATAAATAAAATGAACGATTTATCGCATGACTTGATTAAGCTTAAAAAGCTTATTAATCAATTAGAAGTACTAAATGCCAATCCCGGATTGGTCGGAAAAAAATTAATTACAGATGCAGTAGAAGAGATTAAAGTAGCAGTTATCCGACTAGAAATTCAGGTGGCGAATTATGCAGACTAGTTGGGCTGATAAGGTGGCTATTACTGTAATAGTAATAGCCACTATCATTCTTCTTTCTGCCATTCGCCTTGGGATACGATTGGGAGGCTGGGCATGACTACTTGGACATTATCTGAATTAAACGACAATACGAACGTAAAACCGAATGACTGCCCTGCGGTCATTATTGATAGCGGCGCTAGCGTGGAGCCGATTCCGTTTGCGGGGATGGTTGATCTTTCGATTACAAACGGCGAACAAAAGATTGAAATTAAAAAGACATGGGAGTTCTAATGGACGAAAAAGAAATAGCCAAATTGCAAGAAAAGTTGGCTAAAGCATTAGCTGACGCGGACTATTGGCGCCTCATGTACGATAAATTAATTAAGCATATCGATCATCAAGATAGTTATGTGCGTCATTTAGAACAACAGGTTTGGGGAGGGAAAACATTTTGAGCGAAGATATTAATGATGATTGGGAAGGCACGCCGATTACTAACGCAGAATATAGGCGTATCAGAGAACTTCAAAAACGAGCATTAGAGGATTTGAAAACTTTTGAAGATAAACACCCAGCACCAACATCGCAAGGTATTGGCGATGTTAATAGTACTGCTAAAGGTTCTGGCGCTCGCTATAACGATGGCAAACCCAACTTTAGTTTAATTCCATTGGTAACTTTGGAAGATGAAGCGCGAGTCTGGTCTTACGGCGAACGCAAATACGCTGCATGGAATTGGGCTAAGGGAATGCCTTGGTCAGTACCATTAGCTTGTGCATTGCGCCATATCTCGGCATGGCAGCGCGGGGAAGAGAACGACGAAGAATCTGGTTTGCCTCATCTTGCTCATGCTATGTGCAATCTGCGTATGTTAATGTTGTACAGTAAAACGTATCCCGAAGGGGATGATCGACCACCAAAGGAACTAATGCCATGAGCTATATTTTGTACCCGTTTTTAGTCATTATTAATTTAATTGGCACTTTGCTAACGTATCCGTTAGCTTTTATCGTTGCTATTTGCTATAGCTATCAAGACGGCTGGTGCAATAACGCCACCGTATGGCAGAACAGCCCGCGTCTATGGAAGATTTTGTCGTGGTTCCAAGCCCCAGACAATAGCTTAGACGGCGACCAAACATTTCAAGCAAGCCATACCCCTTGCTGGTGGTCTAAAGTCCAATGGCTATGGCGTAACCCTTTCTATGGGTTTGCTGTCGTGACGTTTGACGGCTCTACTGGCATGTCATATTCAGGGGATCTACATTGCGATGAAAAGAACCCGGGGCATATTTTGGTAAAAGGACATGGTTTATTTCAGTGGGTCTATACCAAGCATATTTTTGGTAAGTGTTTATATCTAAACTTTGGCTGGAACATTCGCGCGTTAGTTGACCCTGCTTTCATAACCCCGGATCAGTGGCATAACAATACCGCTCTGATTGCCAAATATCCTGCTACGTTTGCCTTTAGCCCACGGCTGGTAAGCTATCAATGAGTGCCAATCTCATCATCCTTACAGGCTTGATTTACGCTTACATTTGCGCGGAACAAGCATGGAAGGGGGATATTGGATTGGCTTGTATGTATGCGGGGTACGCTTTTGCCAACTATGGAGCGTACTTGCTGGCAACTAGATAATCTTTTATAATTGTTGCATTGCAACATGAATAGGAGATTGCTATGTTTGATTTTGAAAAGCCTTACAAGCAGTATGAAGAGTTAATAGAACGCGTTAGACAAGTAAACGAGTTCTGGCTTAATTCGGTGTTTTATTCAATTAAAGAATTTTTTAAAATTAAGTGATACCTAAAGGTTGCAATTAGCAACCTTTTTTCATACTTATAGGTATAAAAAGATATACAAATATCGGACAACAATGTCTTATTTTTGCATGACTTTTTATTGAAATTTCATGCACTTACAAGCGTTTTTAAAATAGGTCAGCTAACAATAACAAAGTAAATTTTTAGCAAATAACAAAGTAATAAAAAGTTTCCCGAACGGGAAGAATTGATAAAAAAATGTGCAAATGTAAAGAAATATTCCCGAACGGGATATTTTGTAAGAAAAAGTTATAACATTCACAATGTTAAACACAACAAAAGTATGTTAAATGACTCATTAATAAGGCTTTAAGTTATTTAAGGACTCTTTAATAAGTCAACAAATGTGTAGTTAGTTACACATTTCATGTACAAAATGTCAACAAAAACGTACATATACCGACAATATGTCTACAAAACTGCAAATTTTGTACTTATAGGTTGTAGGTTTTAATAGGTTCGTGGCTTTTTAAATCTACATTGCAAGCCCATTTAACTGCTTCCTCAGCCGTTAACCCCATCCGCATACATACTTCGGCAGCCATCGCCCCTGAGCCGATAGCCATAAAGGTTTTAGCTCTTTCCCATTCCAAATCTTCACCGCAATAAAAAAGACCTTCTTTGGTCAATTTTATAAAAGAACTATCAGGTTTTAGCTTTGGTTTAACTTTGCTTTTTTTGTTGATGTATTCAACTACTTTTTCGCAATCGCTCCAGTTGCCCGCTACACCTAACCAACCACCATCTATGGATACAACTTTTTCATCAAAATACTTAATACCAGTATCTTCATCTGAAAACTGACTGTCTGAAACCAAAACTTTATTAGTCCAATCGCCAACAATAGTAGTCATGTTTACACCTTGTTTATGCAGCCTCTAAACTCAAACTCACCGTTTTGCTCGTCCGATACCATAATTAGTTCTGGCATGAGCATCCTGCCTTGGTCAAAGGATAGCATAACGAATCCGGAGCGCCAGTCGAGAGGGTTATCTTCCACATACTCGAAGGTAGGACTCATCGGATCAGCCAAACATCCGGTCTGAACCCCAAAAAAGTTGCCTTGATAATTTGAAATCGGCTGTACGGCGAGGACATGCGTATGCCCCGTAATGATGTTTGTGTTGCCCGCTGCCAGCAAATTGCTATAACCCGCCGTGCGTCCACCCTTAAAACGGTGTTTTACAACGGTTTCTTCACCGATCCAAAAGCTCCAACAAGTTTCCCACTCAGGAAAGTGGTATTTCAGGCTAAAGCCATCTACACCGCTATATTCTGGCACCTTATTAACCAACCATGACTCGTAGCGCATGTCATGGTTTCCTAGCGTCCAAATTAACCGACAGCCGGGAGGTCTATGTTTAACGATTTCATCAAGGTGATAACGACAATTTTGTAGCTCTTGCAATACCGTGGGCTTGGCATCGTAATTAATCGATGGGAAACGGCTCAAAACCTGCCCATCGAAGGCGTCGCCATTGCAGATGATGACCTGTGGCTTAAAGGTGTCAATCATCAACAGGAGGGCTTTAAATGCCGTTGTAGTGGTATCTGTAAAATGCGCGTCTGAAAACACAATAACGCGCTTTACCTTGTCAACGTCAATGCCTCTTCGGACGTTATGGGCTGCTTGTTCTACTTTTTTGAGTGGGGGCTTTTTTTCATCCCGTTGAGAATTGCTGGTAGGAAGATCTATCTTGTAGCGAATCTCAAGATTTCGTCGGCGGGTCAAGGCACTTCTAGGGTTTATACCTAATTCTTTTCCTACAAGGGTAGGAGAACCTAGTTTTTTCCAAAGTGCAATAAACTCCTCGTCTGAACAAACAGCTTTAAACACCATGTAAAACCCCTATTTATTAGAATTTACCCGCTATCTTCTTAATCTTTTGTTCCATTTCCCAATCCTCGCGGCATTCTGCGGAGCAAAAACGCCCTTCGGGAATCAATTCATTACAGCAAAGGCAGTGCCCAGTGTAAGGGTGTTTTTTTTCATTACGAACCGCTTTTATAGCTAATTCACGGTGCAAAGCTTCCATGTCGGACGCTTCGTCAAAAAAATCGCTCATGCTAAGGTACCACCTACATTTTCATAAAAGGCTTCAAGATGAGCCATTGAATTAGTCCTCTGCCCATAGGGGCTATTAGGCAGACTAGCCCAAATACGATTGCATCGAATAATAGCATCTTGAAATCTCCCATCATTAATTAACATATCTGCGCCAGTTTCTTTAATCAGTTCTAGCGCAATCATATCTTGTGCGTGTGGGGAAAAGTCTACGGCGCCTACGCGAGTCTTATAGGCGTCATATATTCGTTCTAATATTTGGTATTTGCCAGCCGCTGTAGAGGTCAAACCATTGATGGTGATGTGTTTACGGGGGTGGTCTTTATAGCTTTGAAAAAGTGTTCCGCCATACAGAACATTGTAGCCTTCGTCAGAATGCGCCAATAAATCTCTGCCAATCTCTGAAAAACCGATGGTTTTAAGCAACGCTATTTCATTGTTGGTCATCTGGCAGTCCTAATCTTTCGCGTTCGTATTTTTGCAATAGTTCATATTTTAGGGTTACTTCAGCGCATTCTCCAGCAAGTAATGTGTACTTGGTTTCTGCATCAATTCTGAGGGAGGTGGCTGATCCTGATAACAGGGGACTGGAACTTGGTGAGCGCAACCCGTTAGCATAATAGCGGCGCAAAATGATAGTTTTAGCAGCGAGTTCATCTTGAAGTCCTTTAACAATTAAATCGTGTTGTTGTTTTTTGGCTTTGTTTTCCGCAAGTTGCTCCTTGACGATTCGCGTTTGCTCTTCTTGGTATCTAAGAAACTTATTATGCTCCCAATGCCAAGGAGTATAGCCAACGCAAAATAGCACCACAGCAGCCAATCCAATTTCGATGTAGGTGATAACATTACCTGAGAAGAAGCCAATGGCTTTACTGAGAAGAGTTTTCCACATTTTTATCTGTCGCTGATTGAGCGCCTACATAAACACCGCTACCGCCAATTAAAGCCCCTAGCCCCATGCCAAAAGCTGAAAAGTCCATTGAGTGATTCAAAATGGCGTGAATAAAACCAAGAGCAATAAACGATAAAGCCCCTAAAAATAGCGATACGCGACCGACACACCAAGTACGATTATCGTTTTGGGTCAACATGTCGACAAAAAACTTTTTCATTTTTTCTTTTTGGGTGCTGTCTTTTTGGCAACAACTGGGGCTTTTTTAGCTGCGGGCTTACGAGTAGTCGCTTTTTTGACCAGTTCTTTCTTTGGTTTTACTGGTACTTCTACTGGGAATTCTGGCAGTTTGGATTCAACTGGTTTTTTACGGAGGAGAGCACAGATTCTAGCGAACATTATTTATCCTGTTTGGTATCTAGTTTTGCCATTATCAAGTCTAACGTATGTTCCATTCTTGATAGTCTTTGATCTAAATCAGTCTTTTTAACATATTCATTTGGAAGCATTACTTCAAGCTTTTTCATGTCTTTTGCCAATTGGCTCTGGGCATCACTTACTTCTTTTTGACTGCGAGAAATGCTGTTAGTCCACCACCCAATCAGCCCGCTAATAAACATGTAGGCTAGGGTTATTGCCGCAATAATCGATTCCCAAGACATGCTTTACCCCTCATTTAAACACTAAAAGTTACAGGAAGTTTAACACTTCTTCTGGTTTTACAAAAGCATCTGGGTTATGTTCCGTATACTCCCACCAAAGAAATTGATTTGTTGCAAGGTATTTGCGGTCTTTCAGTAAATTAATGTTTTCAGGGTGTCCAAAAATCTTTGGGTCAGAAACTGCCCAAAGCACAATACCCGGTTTGCCTTCGCTCCAAGCTAAATGCTGAAAAAAGCTATCTACGCCGATCCAAGTGCGGCACTCTTTAATAAGCTGTCGCAGCTCATTCATTGGCAAATTCTTTCGAAAATCAGAAACTAACTGCTTTTCCCCTTCTACGCCAATCTGAACGATATGTTCATTTTTCGCTATTTCTTGTACAAGTTCTTTCCAATATGGATAGTTTTTGGGGTTTTCTGTACCTTTTAGCAAAGGTTTGGCAAACGGATGGATTAGGATCATAGGTAAAGCTTTCTGTAAGCGTTCTCTAGGCTATCTGTCCATTTCCATTGATCCATTTTGGCGTATATATTCCAAGGCTCTATGTCCCCAAATAGCGATTGCGCTTCGGCGATCGATCTGCCCGGGACAACATCTGGGTAACAAGTGAATACAACAGGATTGGCAATATCACGCAAAACCCGACTAAAAACGATATGATCACCAAGACCAGAATTAAGCACCACAATAGTAGACCCGTTGTAACGGAGGATATTTCTGAAAATAGCTTCGTCATGGTCGTACATTTCCTTTTTAATTTCGCTACGAATGCCCCCTTGCGGGTTTTTTAAATGCCACGAATTGGCATTAGGGACAACTATAACCTCATACCCTTTTTTATGTAAACCGTAGGTAAATAAAGTTTCTTCCCTATGCGCTATTCGGGATAACCCTAGGTTGTAATCCCAAACGCCAGCGCGGTATAAAAAAGAGCAATGTAAGTGTTCTACTTTTTTGACCTCATCGATCATATTCCATTGAATATTGGGTTCAACATCGATGTATTTAATTTTGCCCGTAGCGTTTACTTGCCTTAGAGGAGGCGTCAAAATGGCGCCGCCCACAGCCCCAAGCCGAGAGGTCTGTAGCGCGTAGCTATACAAATTTTGCAATACATTGGGTTCTGGAATGCAATCATCATCTACCCGCCAAACCCATTCGTAACCCATTCTATTGGCTTGTTGATGGATATGGTGTTGCCCTTTTTTGGGCGCGAACTGCCACTCCCATTTAATGCCTTTGGCATCCATTTGCTGGAAAAGACTTTGATAAATAAACTCTTTTCGCATATCCAGTGGATCGTCATTATCATCAAAAATGACCAGCTTATCGGGAAGTCTGGTCTGATTGATAACCGCGTTTAAAACCAAAGGCAAGGTCGTAAAATATCGACCTCTTGTGGCTATGGAGCAGAGTACTTGCATAGCATTAAATTAGCGCGATTAGTGGCAGAAAACGGAGCAGGGGTATTCGATATAAACCCTTGTTCACTGATATATTCAAACTCAAAGCCGGGGAAATGGCTTTCATTTAAACCATGCAGTTTGTGGTGCTCACCCCAGAATCCTTTAGGTTCATTCCAAGGCACCGAAATTAATAAACGATTGCAATGCTTTTTTAGTTTTTCCACAAGCTCCAAGCCGTTATCTAAATGCTCAATGACTTCAAAAGCAATAATGTTGGCGGCTTTTCCAAGATCATAGGTATTAATATCAGCATGTACAAAATTTCTGTTAAAACCCCAATCTTGTTCTTTTGCCACTTCGATAATAATCGGGTCATAGTCTAAGCCAACATAGTCATAGTAACTTGGAAAAAATTGGCTACCGTATCCTGTAGAACATCCGATTTCCACAATGTTTGTTCTATCATCCAGATTTTTTGCAGCCCATTCATACCGCGCAGTTTCTCGCGAAAACACAGAATCGCCTTTTAAAAATACGGCTCGTTCATAGTTATTGGATAACAAATAACGGTAATGATCTATGTTCCATTTTTTAGCTAGGCGCAATTTATTTGCATGGAATTTTAATGAATAATCAGGCACTAATTCAGGATCATGAACAGTACCTTCGGCAACATGGTAGATAGGAAAATCACCCCGATAGCCCACATCTATTAGCCTAAAGCCCGCATCTGTAGCTCGTTTGCAAAAGTCTATATCTTCGCAGCCGCCCGTTTCAAAGGATTCGTCTAGTACGCCAATATCAACAAATACTTGGCGGTCAATCATGGTACAAAAGAAAACGCCGAACGGTTGATTTGTAATACGAGAATTTAAAGTTAAAACAGAAGCGATGTCGCCAACATCTAGTCGTTTTAACCAATCATTTTTTGGTTGTTCTAACAGCAAAGTGTCGTTATTAAGTAATACTATTTTATGCCCAATAGCATTCAAAATTCCTTGATTAATAGCTTTGGCAAAACCTAAAGGTTCATTATTCCAAACTATAAACAAATTCGGAATAGCAGTTGATAGATAGTCTAAATAAAATCGAGTATTATCAGTACAGCCATTAGCAGAAATGACCAACTCTATGTCGGTCATTTCCGTGTATTTAATTATGGAGTCAATACATGGTTTTAAATATTTCTCACAATTATTGTAAGTCGGTATAACTACCGAATATTTTGGGGATTGCATCACTAATCCTTTAAAGTTTAATTTATGGTAACGCTACCCAAGATTTGGTTGTTTCATCCCAGGTATACATTTTTCCATCCGCAGGGAAAGGAATAGGCGCTTCCCAAGTCCAATTTGTTTTATTTAGTGTCCAACTTGGAAACGGTTGTGGAGCATAGAAAACATCGTCTTTTGCGTCATAGATATAACCTATGCCAGCGTAATTTCCGCGTAGGGCTTGACCACTATCAGGTTTTCCGTCATTACCGTAATGTACCCCACCTTTAGTATTGTATGAGGTTTGGATCCACTGCCCGGGAGAAGAGTCAACAAACGTCTTAAAAAAATCGGCTTCAGCCACAATTACTTGTGTAACAACATTGTTAACTACTTTTGCATAATGGCTCATAAAATCACCTTATTAATCACTGTTAAAAAATTATAGCTAATTTGCTTCTTCACTAACTATAGTAGCGGTAGAAGTTTCCCTATCTATAATCATATATCCATGACAAGCAACATTCCAATCTTCAGAATTTTCCTCTTTTTCACTAGAAGAGGGAACTTCTAAAACAAAATTTTTAAAAAGAAACTCTTTACCGTTTTCAAAAACTCTCCAGACATGTTCAGAAGTACCACGCCCGGGCAATCCTCTGGTCTTATTAAATCGAATTAAATATTTATTCACTTAAATAACTTCCGGGAAAGTCGTTTGACAGATTGGCGGAATAAATTGAGGGTAAACAGTAAAATGAATAAAACGCATACTTTCTGCCGCCACGCTTCTACTAAAAGAATGCGCGAGCCAAGAGTTTGTAAGCATCAACATACCGGGTTTTGCTTCGTAACAAATAGAATTACTTGCTGGGGTAGCTTTAGTAGCATCTTTTTCACGCAAATTTATTTGAACTTTTCCAGCTTTTGGATCATGGAATAAAACTTTTGAACAGTTTTCAGGGCACTCTAAAAAATAAAACCCAACAATTTGAGTTCCAAATCCGTGTACATGCTGCTCCATACCCGAATGTTTTGCATGGTCTTGACACCAAAACTCATCAAAAAAAGTTCTAATATTGGTTAAATCATAGCCTTGCGAATCTAAGATATCCCAAGACACATTTAAGATATAGTCCGTTAGCTCTTTAATATTAGGGTCATCGTGAAAATTTTGTGTTTGATAGACCGGATATATTTCATCTAACTGTGGTTTTTCAACTTTAGCTTTTTGAACATAAAGCGCCGCAACTTCCCGAGCTTTTTCTAAATATTCCGATTTCATGATGGAATAAATAGCGGTTGGAAAATAATACTCTACTGAAAATTGATCGCTATTGTTTAGATCAACTTTCGCTTCTTGATTTTCAGTAGTCATTTTAAAAATATTTTCCTTATTAAGCTGTGTAAGTACCACTACTTGTAAACGTATGAATCGTGTTTCCGCTACTAGAGGTTACTGTACCACCAGTGCCTTTTTGACTTCCAGTATACGATAGAATAAATATACCAGATCCACCTGACCCGCCGTTATTATACCCAGCTCCACCACCACCACCCGTGTTGGTACCGCCATTACCGCCGTTACCGTGGCTGCCACCACCCCCTCCGCCAGCGCCGCCTGATCCGCAACCGCCGCCGTTGAATCCAGAAGCACCGCCACCGCCACCAGCATAAGTTATTGAAGTACCAGAAATGCTAGATGATTTACCAGCACCACCACTACCTGAGGAATTTCCGCAACCAAAGCAAGGGCTACCATTACCGCCTGCGGCATTGGCACCGCCACCGCCGCCGCCATTATACCGACGACCTGTACCACCGTTATTGCCTTGTCCAGCAGTACCAGAACCACCAGATGAACCACAAGGAGAACCAGTATAACCACCAGCACCAGAACCACCACTACCAGAATTGGCACCACCACCGCCTACTGCAGTAACAGTAGAAATAGTGCCGCCAGAAAATACGGAATTGCTACCATTAGATGATTGACCACCGCCACCACCAACGGTAACGGTATATGCAGTGCCGACTGACACAGTAATAGAGCCAGTTAGATAGCCGCCTGCGCCGCCCCCACCACCACCGCTTCCGCCCGCAGAGCCGCCGCCGCCGCCAGCAACAATTAGATAGTTAACACTATAGGCAGTATTAACTAAGGCATTGTAGCCCCATACAGGTAGCCATCCTTGGGTAGAATCTATATAAACAAAAGTAACTGCTTCGCGCTGTAGATTTAATAAACCGTTACCAGTGCCACCCAATAATTTATTGCCATTTGGGTTAATTGTTAAATTATTGGTAGAAAAAGTACCAGCATAATCCACCAAAGAAATTTGTTGTCCAGAAGTTGGGCTTGCTGGCAAAGTCATGGTAATCCCACCGCTAGTGGTATTAATTGGATAACCATTACCCGCAGAAGCAGTGAAATTGGCAGTTTGAACTGATTGCCATGTTACGCCGCCGTTTACACCAGAATAACCAGAAATACCGCTAAATCCAGAATATCCAGATATACCAGAACCGCTATATCCAGAATAACCAGAAATGCCTGATCCGCTATATCCAGAAATACCCGAATAGCCACTAATTCCGGAAAAACCTGATGCGCCGTTGATACCGCTATAACCAGAAATACCGGAATAGCCGCTAAATCCGGAAGTGCCAGTAGCACCATTTTGACCGCTATAGCCTGATATTCCACTAAAACCACTATAGCCAGAAATACCAGAAAAACCGCTGTATCCGCTTACGCCTGAGCCGCTATAGCCGCTAATGCCACTATATCCGCTAATACCAGAATATCCCGAAATGCCTGAGAAACCGCTGTAGCCGCTTACGCCGCTTCCAGAATAGCCGCTAGTGCCGCTATAACCACTAAAACCAGATATACCGCTATAGCCACTATAACCGCTAATACCTGAATAACCAGATACACCGCTAAAACCAGAAATACCGCTATAGCCAGAAGTCCCATTTTGTCCTGAATATCCACTTATGCCAGAAAAACCACTATAGCCAGAAATACCTGATCCGCTATAGCCTGATATGCCGCTATAGCCGCTAATTCCTGAAAAACCGCTGTAGCCGCTAATGCCCGAATATCCGGAATAGCCGCTAGCGCCATCGTGACCGATAGTTCCGTTTTGACCAGAGAATCCACTAAAACCAGACTGTCCAACTGTGCCTGAATAACCAGAAATACCGCTGTAACCTGAAATTCCTGAATAACCACTTATGCCAGAGTAACCACTAAAACCAGACAATCCTGATCCGCTGTAGCCTGATATTCCTGAACCGCTGTAACCAGAGTAGCCGCTATATCCACTAATTCCTGATCCTGAATAGCCTGAATATCCGCTAATACCAGATGCACCATTTGTGCCATTAGCTCCAGAATAACCGCTATAACCACTTGTGCCTACTGCGCCACTATAACCGCTATATCCGCTTGTTCCAATTGCACCGCTGTAGCCAGAGTAACCGCTTATACCCGATCCACTAAATCCTGATATACCGCTATAGCCCGAATAACCAGATATGCCAGAAGCACCATTTGTTCCATTGCTACCAGAAAAACCAGAAATTCCACTAAATCCAGAATAGCCGGAATAACCAGAAGTTCCAACAGCCCCAGTAGCAGTAATTGTCCAATTGCTAAAAGATGCTCCACCACTAACATATGTCATATTGACTGTTAATGTAGTGCCTGTAAATGCTGTAATTAAGCCTTCCATAAATTGTGATGGCACAGATGTAGCAAATACTCTGATATATTGCCCAACAGCAAAAGCTGTAGTGGAAGCATCTAAATTAGTAGTAAAAGATTTGCTACCAAGGCTTAATGAATTTGATCCTGTTGCGGTCAATCCATAATATCCCAAACCGGAATATCCGCTAAAACCGCTAATTCCTGAAAATCCAGAAGCTCCATTAATCCCGCTGATACCACTAAACCCAGATATGCCGCTAAAACCACTATAGCCACTAATTCCACTAAAACCTGAATGACCTGAAATACCAGAATATCCACTGATTCCGCTAACCCCCGATGTACCCGAAAACCCTGAAAAACCTGAATAGCCAGATACACCGCTTCCTGAATAACCAGAAATACCAGAACCCGAATAACCGCTTATTCCAGAAAATCCTGAAATTCCCGAATAACCACTGATACCACTGTATCCGCTGATTCCAGAATAACCACTTTCTCCACTAATACCAGAAAAACCTGAATAGCCTGAAGTTCCTACAATTTGACCAGCATTAAACCAAATAGTGCCATTCCAAATCCATAGATCACCATCAGAATCTACAATATAAGCATCATTTACTTGATTACCTGTTGGTGGTAAATCAGCGGGAGTGGCAACAGAGCCTTTGATATTGATGTTTGCGCCTTGTTGACCGCTAAATCCACTAAAACCAGAATATCCAGAATAGCCAGAAGTACTCAAACCTGAGTAACCCGAGATACCGCTATAGCCTGACTCCCCAGACCATCCGCTATATCCACTAATACCTGAAAATCCGCTATATCCAGAATAGCCAGAAGTACCCACACCAGAAAATTGTGTCCAAACAATCGGCGTAATTCCAATCGTTCCAGATTTTGGAGCAATAACTACCCATCCAGTACCGTGATTATCTGTTCCATATTCAATGAAAGTAAAAGATCCGGGTACTTCGCTCCAAACATTCATGTCAAGTGCTCGAGTCCAAGCACCCGCGGCTGCAACATAGATACCATTTTCGGCAGCGTTATCTTGATCTTTTACGCAAACACGGTCGCCAGCTACAGTAGTGTAGCCGTCAATAGTTTGTAAACCTGACAGAGTAATATTGCCGCCGCCTTTAGATACAGGGAGGGTAGCAACTTGACATTCTGCTTTTGCAACCATACCTTGTGCGATTGCATCGGCATATTGTTTGTTAACTAAATCATTTTGATTAACAGGTAAAGTATTTACTTGACCTGTAACCGTAAACATATTTTGAAACGCGGCTGAATATAAACCGTTTTCTAAACCTTCTATTTGAACGAAAGCACTACCAGTACCCGCAGTCATCAAATTGACTACAAAATCTCCGATATTCCATGCTCTTGGAACTGTACCTTCTTCGCCTCGAGTAACTGTCCAAACATCGCCTGTTACATTGGTAACATAAACAATTTCGTTAATTAAACTATTTGTTGCATTAACTATTGTTGCGGTAAATGCTTGCCCTGTAGCGGGCGAAGGAAAGTTAACAGAAGTCCCGCTTGCAACTGTGATCGTAGTATCAGTACTACTTACAGGAAGTGCAAGTGCAGTTTGGGCTTGATTGGAGAATAATAGTATTGCCATAGCAAACCCTTACAAACTGTTAGAGAATAGAATAAGTATCGTTAGCTGCGCCAGTAAATTCAATTTTGGATACTGGGAAATTTAAAACATAGTAAATTTGCCCTGAAATACTTCCAGTTGGAGTTACAGATGGGTAATAGTTTGTGCCATCTAAAGAAAAAGCAATTGCTTTTCCAGCAGCGGTAGAATTTAACACTAAAGTTGCGGGAAGTTGAATTCCAACAGCATTAACAATTGCTGTTGAACCTGTTAGTGTGCCGTTAATTGGGCTGCCATAGTTAGTAGTCATATTAAATCCTTACGCTGTATAGGTTCCAGAAGATGTAAATTGCATGATAGTAAAGGCGCCAGAAGTAGTAACAGTTGGGCTTCCAGTAGTAAGACCTGTGTAATTTACTGTAGGTACAGAGAGATACCCTACACCAGAACCGCCAGTGCCGCCGGGCGCGCCTGATCCACCGCCACCGCCACCGCCAGTATTAACTGTTCCGTTCCCCCCAATGCCGCCATTTGAACCGCTACCGCCGCCGCCATTTCCGCCAGAAGCTGGTGTTCCCCCAAAAGCTGCACCGCCGCCGCCGCCGCCAGCTAAATAAATGGTAGAGCCTGTGATAATGGTGCTTAGACCAACACCGCCATTTCCTGCGTGTCCATAGCCGGGTCCACTATAAGGGTACGCAGTTTGACCCGCCGCTCCAGCGCCACCGCCACCGCCGCTAGCATAACCATAACCTTGACCACCGTTATTACCTTGACCAGAAGTTCCCGCGCCGCCTAATGAACCGTAGTTACCAACAGAGCCGCCTTGACCGCCGCCGCCTGATCCGCCGTTTGCACCTTGTCCAGCTCCGCCTGAACCGCCGCCAATTGCAGATACGATTCCAGTGATACTAGAATTTCCACCATTAGTAACGCTAGCACCGCCAGCGCCAATGATGAAGGTGTAAATAGTTCCGGGTAAAAGATTTGTTGTAGAAGAAAGATATCCGCCAGCACCGCCGCCACCGCCATCGTTCCCACTAGTACCCCCACCACCGCCGCCAGCAACCAGCACATAGGATGCTGGATACGTCACGATTGGTGGCACTACGCTTGTACCTGAGTTTTGTAAAACGTAAGCATCAAAATTTGAGCTATAAGTCAAAATTAAAGGATATCCCGCCCAAATATCGTTGGCAATCAACGGATAGTTATTACCTTTAACAATCGGTTTAGCAGCCAAAATGGTTGACCCCAATGTAAGCTGCAACGTAGCCGCGCCTGTATTGGCATTTAAACCTTTTAATATAAAATTAAAACCATCGGGTAACGTAGTAAGATTTGAGTTAATTTGACTTGTTAAGGCATTCGCTGTTCCGCCAGCGGTATTGAAAGAATATTTACCGTTTTGAAATTGATCGACTTGAATTAAGCTTTCCATTGTCCCCTTAGTAGGGTACATACCAAAGCTGTTCCCGGTAAGCCAAGTTTGCGCCAATGTGCCTTCTTGTGCTCGAACAACCGTAACTGTATCGCCAGAACGAGCAGTTACTAATACTATTTCATAACTAGTACTGGAGTTATTGTAAATAGTAGCTAGAAAATTTTGACCACTTACTGGAGTTGGAAATAACGAACCAGTGCCTGCCTGAAGATAAATGGTAGTATCAGTGCTAGTGATCGGGCTTGCCAATGCAGATAGAGCATTATTAGCGAATTGCAGAATAGTCATAGCAAAACCTTAATAAGTAACATTGAAAGTATACTGGAAAGGGAGCTGTAAAGCACCTGAATTTATTGCCGCTTGCATAATTGGCGCAAAAGTTACTAAGGAGCTTGACGGGTTTATAGCTATATCCACTACGTTGTTTGAAGCAAAAGTGACGCTAATATCATAGGTATTTGGGATAGGTAAAGGAATACCGTTTTCTTGTGCCAAAAATCTATAAATCCTGTTTTTTAACCAAACAGTGTTAAATTGAAAGCCGTCGCCTTTATAAAAATTCCAAGTGACAACTCGTTTAAAAATATCGTCGGTTGTTTGATAGAAACCTGCTGGAGAAACGATGACGTTTGCGTTATACACTGTTGTATCGTAAATAGCTTCGTCATATACGCCAGAAGAGATATTTCCAGAATACGGTAATACGGGTCTAATAATTCCGTAAATACTGTAGACTGTCCAATCTAATAATGGAGCTATTTGTTCAGTATATACAGGTAAATTTAGACTATTTGTATTATCTAAATATGTTTGAGAAATATTATTATAAGCGGTAAAAAAAGCTTGTAAATCTTCAACATACGCATCTTGCGTATATTGTTGATATAGGTAAGCTGGAAGAACCGTTGTTTGCATATTAACCTTGAGTAATTGTTACTAACTCAGTAGCGGTTTCAAAATAGCTTTCAGGATCTCCATAAATTAAACCTGTGCCTGAAGCGGGGCTTACTACAGTGCCATTAATTGTTATGGTGAAAACCATGCGTGACAATAAAGGGGCTGGAACTAAACTTGCAATCGCGGTTTGGAATACATTTTGTAATTCAAATACATTAATTGGTTGTCCAACATAAATACTGTTGATGTAACTAACAATTGCTGGATTACCTAATTGAGCAACTGCTGAAGGGGATACATAATTTAACGACGTTGTATTCCAAACTAATCCAACTGTCACTGTTTGGACTGGGGGAATTACAAAAGTAATGTTGTAAGTATCGGGGTAATCATTAATTGAAACCGTTTCGTTTCTTAAATTTGGTGTGACAATACCGCCACTGACATACGCCCCAGCACTAGCCGAATCAAATCCTGTATAGCCTAGAACAGAAGAAGCACCCGGATTAGAAGCTAATGGATAAGTAAAAGTATTGAAAGTTACTTTTGTAAAGGTATAAGACCCGTTATAAGCAGTAGGACTGCAACCAGCAATAAATCCAGAGCTAGTTCCAGTGGGTAATCCATGAGGTTCTGAAGTTACTACAGTAACAGTTCCGCCTCCTGTACTTGCCCATGAAATAGTAGAAATGCTTACGCCTAATTCAAAAGTAGTTTGTCCAGTTACTATAGCGATAAACGGTACATTATTAATACCTGTCATGCCTGTTACACCAGCAATGTTAATTACTTGCCCTGTTGTGTAACCGTGATTTAAGTTTGTAGTGACTACGGCGGGATAATCATTAGTAATGTTTGTGACGCCTAAAGTTGATCCAGTGAGGGTCGAAATATCAAAAACACCTTTAAAAATAGCGTTTGCAACAGAATAAGGATCGCCACCCCCTACGATAACTTCCCATTGAGCGGTGTTAACTTCGCGGACTGCAATTAATCTTGCTTGAACACCTGAAACTTTTTGTAATTGAGTTTTTAAAAAAGTAGGCATTCCTTGAGCAGAAGCTAATCCTGCTTGAATTACTTGTGCTCGATATTCTTGAATTGGTTGTACGGTAGCTCCGGGTAACCCCGCAGTTAAGTTTGTACAGGTTAATGTCACTCCCGAAGGAATGGACGTAATAATTTGAGTAACGGTTCCGATTGGAACCGCCCATGATCCTGCTGAGGTAGCAAGACAATAAAGCGCTACACTTTGACCATTTGTTTGAATGATTCCGCCGTCTTGAACGGTATATTGGTAGCTACCATCAGACACTGTAAAACCGATAGGAATAACAAATCCGGGGCTTCCGCTAAACGTAACGTAAACAGATGTATTTGAACCAACTCCTTGTTGAACGCCATAAACTTGCCCTAATTGGTACAGAATAGAAGGGTTGGCGGTAGCTGGACTAATTGAATTTACAAGGTCTACGAACGCTTGATCTTGAACTACTACGGCGCCTGCGGCAGTAGAAGCCATATCTTCCACTAAAGAACCGGGTAAATTGGTTGTTAAACCGGGGGCAAGAGCAGTTGCTGCTGCAATTTCAGCTTGTAAAAGATCTGCTGGAAGAGCTGGCACTGCGCCAGCGGTAGTAATTTGTGCCATTAGCTTGCCACCGTAGATTGAATAACTGTTCCGTTTTGAAATACCGCTGCTATATTGTATGTCGGATTGACCGCATTTTGTTGCTTGACAATCGTTAAACTAGCAAAATGCGGTGCATATTGACTTTGTGTTCTGTTTACCGCTATATCGGGCGGAATCTGTGTCATAACTGAATTTTGAGCAGGGATTCCATAGTTTGCGTAAAACGGGCTTTCGCCTTGATTTAGCCGTAAAGTTTGAGCTAAAGTTGCCAGCCAAATATAACTGGTTTCGGTTACTTCTACCCATTGCTTGGTTGCTGGATCTACGCCGTAAGTTCTCATACTGGTTTTCCTGAATTATCCGTACCTGCTTTAACGCCGCTATGAACGTGATTTTCAAGGCTAATACTTCCTGCGGTGACATCACCGCTAGCAGAAATACTTCCTGTGACCGTTAAATTTCCTGTAATAGTAACGCCAGATGCGTCAATCGTCATCTTTGTGTTACCGATTGTTACTGTCGTGCCTGTGGGGGTAAGTGTAATAACACAGTTATTATTACTATCGCGTATAACGGCTCCATTAGGAGCACTAATGTTAACGGCGTCAGGATCGACTGACTCCCAATCTTTATTGCCTAAAGGCACAAAAATAAGCCCGCCAAGGTTAAAAGGAGTAGTTAAAGGGGCTAACCCTTGTCCAAGACCGTTGATGCCACCCAAGCGCGTATCGGCTGCTATGCAGACCCCATAATCGCCGACTTGTACAGGTAATCGTACATATTTGCTTTCGGCAATAGCGCAAGTAACCGGGGGGAACGTAAAATTACCACCCGTATCGATTTCAAAATTTACGGTGACAATTGCACCGTTTACGGCAGTTACGCGGGCAGGCAATTGCAAACCAAAATTTTCTTGGTTTGAATCCATGCGGTTTTGGATATACTCGGTAATCGTAACCGCAAAGGGGGTTTTTTGAGAGAGATCCATAATTAGAACGCTACCCCGGGTATTACTGCATCAATAACTGTTACCCAACTATCTCCGTTAGGTTGCCTACTGCTACCAATATGATGCAATTTATTCACCATAAATACACCATTAAATGCCAAATTATTTCTAAATTGGGAGTTATTGTTGATTACGTTATTTACTGGAATATTATTTTGGAAAGTAATGTAATCGCCAACATTCAGATCGGCTCGCATAATGACTCGAGCTTGAATAGTTGCAATATCGATCCAAGTTAGATTACCAATAATATCGGTAAATGCAATTTGTTTTGTGCCTGTAGGAGTTACTGTGCTATCGCTTAATAAAAACCCTTGACTAGTAGCAGTGATACTCGCTCCTGCATAGGTAGGGTCTGGATTAATCCAACGACTGATTTCCTGAACTTTTTTAGCAAAGGCAATAAAACTAGTAAATTGCCCTTTGGCTTCTTCGGTATATATCAAATTTGAGCTAAAACTACCTGAAACATTGGTACCTGCGCCATACGCATTTTTTAAGGCTTGAGTAACGGCTTCTGTCAATGTCTGACCTTTATTCCACGCCATTGTTATATTGGCGGCGGCATTGGGGTTTACTTGCGCAGGGATTAAAACAATATCTAATCCTACTTCAGTACCTTGCCATGTAGAAAACGATTGAAGAATTGATCCGTTTACAATTACTCCAGCTTGATTTGGGTTGGCAAAGGGTAAACCCTTAGACATGCCGACACCGATTTGAATTTTGGCATAGTCATACCCAAATCCGCTTGCTTGCTTAACTGGGTTAAAACTGGCTTTTTGTCCTAGATCTTTTAAATCTACACCCCAAAGTTTTATGTGGCTATTACCTGCGGGTTGATGATACCAAGTTTGAAACACGTCTAAATCAAGCCGTAAACAAGAGTAATTATCAACACCAAGAACTGATTGTGAACTAAAAGTTATTGGTGAAGAAGCTCCTACAGGCGTGATCTGGACAGAGTACGACCTCATGGGGTGATCTCAAAATTTCCACTGCTTGCTCTATAAACAAGCTTTGAAGTTTTAAAATAACCATACACCAAATTAATATCAAAATGATCTGGTGATGAAATAATAGGGTTAGTTACGATCAAGTTTCCAGAGTTATCGTAAATACTTATGTAATAGCGTGGAGCATAAATATTCCAAGTACAAATTGCTACATAAGTAATTCCGTCTAAGGTCGGATTAAACTGAAAATTAGCGTATGGTGACGGGTTAAAATTAACAAAAGTTGTCATTGTGGTACCACGCTTTCACCGGGCGCTAATCCTAGTGGATTTGTCCAATTTGTTGTAGTTGGCAATCCGTTTGATACTGCGTTCATTAAAGTGCCTTGAATTGATTCAGCGGCAGATTGGGTAATCAACGGTTGCACGAAATCCCATTGGTACATATATTGAACTTGTTTATCACTAGCAGGCGTAATATCGCGCAGCCCTGTTAATAGACAGTTAAAATAAGTGTATGCGGGGGTAATTACAGTAAAAGTTCCACCTGTAGAAATGTGCGTTTGAATGCCCAATTGCAAAGCAGTAAGAATCGCTTGTTTTAGTGTATAGCCGCCATGAGTTTGTGCTGGGCAAACCATCATCATACTGACATCTAAAGGCTGCTGTACGACCGCATTGGCAGCCGTAGCAAAGTTCGCAAAAGGATAAGTTGCTACATCCCATTTTGCTAAGCTGCCTCCGGGTAGCGGTTTGAAATGGGCAAAAAATTCACCGTTTTCAATTCCGGGGATATCAAACATTTCGGTCAGCAAAGTTATAGGTGCATAACCCCCTAATAGATTGGCAAGTCCGCCTTGCAACCAAATTGGTGCTATTTCATAAACGGCGGAGAATGCGGTTTTTCCAAAAGAAGCCATAGTTATCTTCCTGTCGTTCCGGCTAATTGCGCGGAGGCGTTTGGTATAGATGTGCCCGGAGCACCTTCAAAAGTAATTTGCATGGCGTAATTTTGTCTGCGGCTTCTTTCAACAGGATCAATTTGATAATTGTAGTATCTCTCGTAATTAATATTAGCCTCAACGCCTTCTTTACGACCTACGCCGCTTTGTAAGCGTTTTAAAGTAGCTGCTTCGGTGTTCATTAATTCCCAACGCATAAACGCGATTTGCTCATCTTCAGGGGTATTTGCGGTTAATGGGTGTCCCATTACCTTTGCAAAGAGCGCTTGACGCGCTTTACCCCATTGAGCCAATCCAACGTGCCCGCCGCCAATATCATTACTAGCGGCAGGATTAAACCCGCTTTCGCCGTAAAGTCCGCCCATAAAACCAGCGACTACATCAGGTTTAACCCCTAACCCCGCTAACATCATAGCGGTTTTTTGCGCGGCAGAATTAAGTTGTACTTGGTCTTTACCTAATACTTTATGTTCCCAATTACCAATTTGTTGCATTCCTTGATAAGTGCCTGCTACAAACCCCGGTATTTTTGACACAACCCATGCAATTGCTTGCCCAAGCATAGCTAAACCATTGAAAAATTCTTTGATTTGCTGTTTTCCTTCTGGGCTGTTGATAAATTCTGTTAAATCTTTAATGGCGCTTTTTACTTCATCGCTTTTAAGAAAATCTGCAATAGCTTGTTCAACCGCTTGAGTCAGTTGAATTAGTGGCTGAGTTAGACCCTCTAAGTTATCTAGCAAATTGACTTCAATCGAATTTCCAGCTTCGCGGATTTTTACCCAAAAATCTTGCCAGCGTTTGCTACTTTCTTCAGAAAGCTTAAATTTCTGTAAACCTTCAGCGGCTTGTGCTGCTGCATTATCTAAATCTTTAAGGCTAGTTTTAGCCAAACGAATAAGATTTTCATCGCCGCCAACCAAATCTGTCCAACCCATCGTTTTAGCGTAGGAAAGGTTTTGACCAGAGTTAAGAAACTGTTCGCGAATTGTTTTTAAAATTGGCGCTAAATTTTGAAATGCGTCTTGATTTAGATTGCCACCCGCATTGAAAAGCTTATAGGACTCTTCGGGTGTTCTTTGAATACGCGCAATACTGGCTAAAGCTGACTCAGGATCAATGTATCGACCATAGTAAGTATTGGCAGAACGTAATTGAGCAGTGCTAACGCCGACACCTTGCGCGCGGCGATATACATCGCTTCCAGACGCTGCTAATGCACCAAAGCCAAACCCAGTTCCAGCCGCGCTAAAAGCGACCCATTTTGCCGCAGATATAGCCATAGAAGCCATATTGCGAGCAATATTGAAAGTGGATACGGATAAATCTTTAAATGTTGTGGAAACGTCTTTTGCAGACTTATTTACTTTATCAAAGTGTTTATTGATGTCCTGCCACTTTTTGGCTTGTTGATCCATTTGTTTGACGTATTTATCAAACGTGGCTTGAAAAGCTTTAAACTTTTCATCTTGGACATCAATCTCAATAACACTTTTTACAGCCATTTTGATTTCCTACAATAAAGTTTTGCTTTTTATAGCTCTAATTAAATGCCTTTGACGGTATTCTGACGCATCATCAAACTTCCCGCCCACTTCTTTCATAAGTTCATCAAAATGCTTGTAAGTAATGAAGTCTAGGATACTATGGATGATTCCTTCACCTTCTTGCCAGTACTTTCGGTCTTGGTCAATGTCGGTAAGCCATTCTGATACCCCGTACAATCCAAGGATGTAAGTTCCCAATTTCGCAGCGCACCTGCCATCTCCAAAAAGGAATTCTTTAAATCCTTCGGTGCGACTTTGGAGATTGCTGTAAAAAACACAAGGGAACTTAATACCTCAGCTTCTTCATCCTCACTTAGAACTTCTCTCTTTACTGCTACATCAAAGGGAATGGTTTCCCATCCCTTTTCTGTACTTACTATTACATTGGTCAAACGAATAATTTCGTTTACTAACCCAAATTTAACTCCTCCTGCGCCTTCCCAATTTCCTGCTTTTGTTGCTATGGATTTCAAAGCAGCATAAGCAAGTTGTGGGGCAGATAAAGCTAAATGAGCCTGACTAATACCATCAAAACACTGACTAAATACTTTGCCTAACTCTAAATAAAATTGTTCAAATACAGATCGACTAATAGAAGTGGAGTGAATGTAGATTGTTCCATTTTCATCAGTCTGCACCTGCATCACAAGGGACAGATTACGATCGATTTTCAATTTTTATCCTTTCATTATGCTGCGTCAAATAGTGTTGAGTTGATGTTATATACGCCGCGTAAACGAACAACTAGACCAGCTTGATTACCGTCAAACGCAGTTTCTTGAATGCTCATTAAAACACAGTTATTCAATTGAAATGGTGGCAATACTTGGGTATCTGGGTAAATCGTAACAGACCCTAAAGTAGTGTTGGTTTCAATTTGGTTTTTATAAGCAGCGCCAAGAGCTTGAGTTCTTAACAGATGCATCGTTACTGTTCCGTAAACATACGGTTCTGGGCTTGTAACAGCGCCAGTTAGCGTGCCGATAAGCAACGAAGTGTCGCCATCGAACGCTAAACTGATCGCTTCGCGAGCCAAATATCCAGCAGTGACATTTAATTGGGTATAGTCAGCGTACACAACGCTGGCTAGTAGCCTATTTAATGTACCTTGTTGAATTTGTGGATTTGACATTATTTATTCTCCTTAAACTGGAATGTTAGATGCAGTTAAGTAAATAGTAATGGAGCTAAATCCTCTAGCTGGTACGAATGTCAAGCTTAAACCGTTATAAGTTCCAGTAGCGTAATCACTAGGATGTTGTGCTACATAGTTTACAAACGAAATGGCGTTAACCGTTGCTGGGCTAAGAATTAATCCAAACGAAATACCGTTATTAACTGTTGCTTGCGCTACTTTCTGCAAAGTATTAATACCAGCTTGATTGTAGTAAAGCGGATTAGTTGGCAAATTGCTTCCGTTAATAATTGCATTTGCTAAAGCTTGAGCAACATTAATTGAAAGCCAGTCTACACAATACCAATAATTAAAGGGGTTCAAGTCCATGAACGTGCCGCCTTCAATTAAAGTATTGCTAATTCCGCCTTGGGCACCAGTGCCAATCCAGTTAACGCCAGCAGCCAACAATTGAGTTTGTTGTGTGCTAGTTAAGGTACTGTAGGCAGTGACAGAGTAAACATAAGTGTACTCAAGCGGATGCGCTAAATTATTTGCGCCCGGATTGTAACTTAATGTTGCCCAGAAAATAGCTGCGGCGCTAAATTCACTTGATGGAGCACTTGGGCTTTGCAATGAAGCAAACACAGATTTAATACCTGCCCACCCAGTGTAGGTAGCTAGCGTTGTAGTTACATAAAAGTACACTTGTGCAGTTGTACCTTCGTACTGTTTAGCCATTGTTTGAGCGGCGGTAATATCCCATGTTTTTGGCAATAAATAGCTATAAAACTGAATAGTTGGATTAGCTATGTATGCTTCTAAAGCGGTTATACCGTTTGCTACAGTGTTTGTACCTAACTCCAATACATAAACAGGTGTGACGCTTCCTTGTGCAAAGAAAGTATTGTTCATTGCAACAAGTTCAGCGACATCTTCCAAAGTTACAACACCTTGGGTTGTTACAGAGCCGGGGCTACCTGCCAACGGATATGTAAACGTATATGCACCTGTAGAAGTTGCGGCAAAAGTACCGTTGTAAGCAGCGGGAGTTACACCAGTAATGTTTACTTCAACAGTGTCACCGGAAGGAATGCCGTGTGGAGTAGTTGTAGTTACAGTTACTGTCCCTGTGCTCAATATCATTGAAGTGATAGAAACGGCGCCAGATAAAATACTTGCTAAGCTACTTGCTTGAGTTAGCAAATAAGGGGTTCCCGCAGCGAGCGTAGTTGCTCCCTGTGAGATAAACGCGCCTGTTTGTTGTAGCGTATTAGGCGCGCTTGCCACCTGTTGGGTGACAACGACATTGACAATATTTGGCATTTTTGCCCCCTAATTAGATGTAGCTGATTGCTAAAGTTTGACCAGTACCGGGACTTACAACAATACCATTAGAAACTGGGAAATCAATATTAACAACACCAGCAGTTGCAGGGATCACTGCAACTTCATTAGCTGCGCCAGCAGCACCAGTGGTAGCGGCATCATAAACTGAACCAGCGCCAGAACCTGCAACTAAAACGCTAATTTTAGCAATACGACCTGCTGTTGTTTTAACAACAGTAGTGGCTGTGATATTAAAAAATACTTTTTGACCTTGGGCTGTTAATAAAGCACCATTTTGAACGGTTGGGTTGGTAACGATTGCCATTTGTAACTCCTTTTATACACTTGATTGAGATAACAACATCTTACTACTTAATTTTATACTGGAACAGTACCTTCTGTCAGGGTAATAAAGGCATGTTCGATTAATTGTCTTGCAATATTATTTACGGTGGTTTGAAAATAACTTATTTCAAAAGTAATTACTTTCTTCTGCGCGATTATCCCCATTTCAGGTTGAGTGACTTTTTCGTCCTGCATAATGGGCATATTCATTAATCCTATATTATCGGTATTTCTACTGTAATTTAGGATATATTCAACAAAATTCAACGCATCGTGATTTCTGACCCCAAAAAGCTCGATTCTGACAGTATCTTTAGTCAACTGCCAAGGGTTAGATTCTGGGTCTAAAAGTGGAAAATCTTGTAAAGCAACCGTCTGCCGTGGGTCAATATCGACCGATGCGTATACTGGAGGCAAGTTTTGTTCCACCAAATAGGACGGATACATCGGGAAAAATTGATTCAAACTAAGCCAAATTGGAAGGCTATTTGATACGATAACGCTATTGGTATCAAAACCCGTCATTGAATCGATAATCTGCGTATCCATAATGGAATACAGAGCATCGCCGCGGTAATGGTATAGATCCGCCTGTTTATAGAAATTTTCTCTACGGCTAAAAGCGAATCGATTTCCTTGATAATTCGCAATATAAAGGAATTGTGGGTTAACCAAATTAAAGTCTTGAACGGGTTTAGTCGCCGTAAAAATAACGTGGTTGTAAGTCGTGGTTCTATCCGCTAATTGATGCAATTCTTGATTAAAGTGGAACGAACCAGATACCGTTAATTGCCTTGCTGGAACGCCTTCAGGGTAGTTATCGTATAGCAGTCTGTTATATTGCGACGCATTATAAAGAGCAGAATCAGTTAAAAGGCTAGCGTTTACCCAAAATACATAGCCATCCAAAGGCAATACTAGCTTTACATAAAGCGTAAAAGTAACCTGTTCATTACCTGAAAGTGTTTCGGCACCTTGAGCTAAACCAGCGCCAAGTTGGGGTTTTGCGGTTGCCGCTTCTACTGCCGATGCCATTATTCAATCCATCCTTTTAAGGAGTTTTCAAAAATGCCCGTATCAATAAATGATGGACGGCGAATTCCTGTTACAACTTTTTTAAATTTTTGACCTTTACGGATTTTTTTAGGGGTTCTACCATTGACCGTGCGGCTGTTAATGCCTTCTAAAGCCGCTTTAGTTGGTATCCCTTGTTCGCCATATCTACCAGCCACTCGTTCAACTTCTTGTGTCGTCAAAAAATCGTGCATTTTATCGGTAATTGTCTGTCCACTTACCGCAAAAACAGATTTTACAGATACATCCATGTTTTTTTCCATCATTTCTAAACCGATTGCGGCGTCTTTTGCAATCAAATCGGCTATTTCTTGTTGATGGGCGTTATAAAACATGGAAAATAGCCCGTATCTTTCTTCAAGATCTTTTCCAACGGTATAGGTTGTTCCTTCAATTTCTGGAACTTCTATAACGCCTAAATTCAGTTTCATTAACTTAGTCCCCAGAGAGTGCCAAGTTGTTGCATATAGCTTAATGCTAGGCGTCCGTAGGGGTCTTTAATCCTTTGTAAATCTAAAATACTAAGGTCACGCAAGCCGTGTCCTACAGAAAGAGATTCATTAGTGCTTACATCGCCAGCCGCGTTTACGACGCCAGCTACGAAATTATTAATTCCAAATTGGGCGCGTAAAGTGGCAAAATAGTTTTGCCCGGGTAAGTCTTGCTGAAATTGCAATAATTGACTTCCAGCCCAGTTGTAGACTGTTAAAGTATAAATATCGGGTACAGTGGCAGCAAAATCGGTTGGTACGATATCTAATGCCACTACATAAGCGTAATTCCAGCCCGGGTCAGTTGGGGACATTGCAGTAGTGGGTATACCCATAACGGCTCGCGCCCAGTCGATAAAGCCGTTTAAAGAAGGTGGCGAAACAATTGGATCAGCCATAGAACCATCCTAGAAAGATTTTCTATATTCTAAATGAAAAAGCCCCACAAGGGGGCTATTTATTATCCTTTTCTTGGTCTGCCACGTCCTTTTGGTGCTTCACCTTCATGAATCACTTCAATTTTTTGGTCAAACTTTTCACTTTGATCGGCAGCGTTCTTCTTATCTTCGGTAATTTCAAACTCAATACCACCTTTTTGTTTGATCCCCATTTCTTGTGCTTTCAGCGAAATGATTTGATCTTGTGCTGCGGCAGTAATGCTACGAGCTTCTTGAGCGCGGTCAATATTTTCTTGGTCAGATTGACTGATACCCGCTTCAATTGCTTCGACATTGATTGGTTTTCCGATGCGATAGCATAAGCCGCCAAAGCCTTTTTTAACTTTAGTGACTTCCATCATTCCATACAACTCGTGCTGTTTAATGATCGCATCGACTTGAATTTGATCTTGACTTAGCTTAATTTGTGCTCCAGCACGGATTTTGTGTGAAAAAGGTCTAATGTTCTCAGGTAACATATATGTGAACAAAAAGTCTTGCTTACTGCAATTTGCGATAAATAATTCCATTATTTTCCCCTAGTATGGGTGGGAAGCCGATGATGCGGGGTCTTTTGAACCCCCGGCTTCCCATAAAGAATGTTCCCAGCATCACTTGGGTTCTTATATATTAACAAAAAACCACCCCGAAGGGTGGTTAAATCCTCACGCAGGATTTTAATAGGCAGCCGAAATAATCGTCATACCTTCTGGACGGATACCCCAACCAGAGGTGCTACGCATTGTGTAGAGGGTAGTAATACCACCGTCTGGCAATGGAGTAGGAATCTCTGTAGGTGCAGCCACGTCGCAGAGCATCAAAGATGTTGCAGTTGTATTTGGTGTCAATTCAGCAAATACGTTGGTGTTGATGCGAGAGTTTGCTTTAGGGATCTTGAGTTCTGGAGCAATTAAGATGATTGCGTCAGTACCGCCGTAACCTTGACCGATGAGAGTGTCATCAGCAGCAAAGCTTACATCGTCACCACCTGCCCACTGAGCTACGGTTTCAACCAAGCCAGCAGCAGTTTCAACACCAGCGCCGATACGTTGGAACTGTGTCAAGGACACGATACCGCCGTAGCTGATCTGTTGAATGAAACGCTGTGGAGCAAGGAATACCAAGCGCAAAGGTTGACCAATTTGCAATGTAGTAGTTTTTAAGTTACCGATTGCATTTAGCAAGAACTGAGCTAATTGACCAGAATCCCATGTGCTGTAGCCTACGTTACCGTTGCTGTCTGCACCTAAGTTGATGCGAGTAGCGCCAGAAGTATTGAGCAAGCCTTCGCCGTTGGCTGGGTTGTAGCCATAGAGAAGAGCATTACGCAACTGCTGAGCGATACCTTGACGAGCAGCAAGACGAAGAGCCTCTGGGAGTGCATAGCCCCAAGCACCAGTAGCAGCTTCATCGAAGTTGTCGTACTGAGCGCGGGTTTGCAGACGATAAGTAGCAGTACTAATCATCGAAGGGATAACAGATGCGCTTGGCAACTGGTTAGCAGTCGATTGGTTAGCAGATACTTGAGTCGTCAACTGAACCTTTTTAGCGTAAACATAAAGGTCAGCCTCGCCTAAGCGTGGCATTGGGTTCTCTGTTGCCAGAGTTGTAAACGCACCAGAAGCTAAGCTGTACTGCATAATCAGCTCAGGCATCATGAAGTGTGGATTTACTGTTACATATGAAGGTGCAAAACCTGACATGATCTATTCCTTTCTTAGATTAGAACAACTGCTACAGGAGCAGCAGATGAGCCACCAACGATGGTGTTAGACCAGTTAGCATTGCCAGTACCAGAATTGTAGTTAACAATTTTGTTACCAGAAGTGCTAATACGCAAGATTTTGCAAGGTACTGCAAAGTTGCTCGTTGCTGTTGTTGTTAAACGGAGGTTTGTTGTATCCCAATACACAGTTTCAGTGATAGAGCTACCAGCCAAAGCTACGATAGAAGCATCGCAAGGCAATGGAATACGAGCGCCTGAACCGAAACGGTAGAAGTTTACAGACATGCCGGGTGAATACAATGGTGCTGTGCTTTGTGGGGTTGTGATACCTTGGAAAGCTTGGTTAAACACGGAAATACCAGTAGGAGCAGCTACAGTAGATGCTTGGATAATGGTAGAACCTAATGTGTCAGTACCGGGTTGTGTATCGCCAGAATAAACACCAGATTGTGCAGTTGGGATCAATTCAGCAATTGGAACTCCGCCCCATAAAGGAGAAGTAGCAGATGTTGAAAGAACGCCGCCAGCTAACCAGAATTTAACTGCTGGATCGTCGAGTGCATCACCTTGTGTAAAACCAGCGGAGTTGACATTAAATAAGCCAGCAGCGTTGGTTGTTACCATTGGTTGTAGAGAAATTTGTGCGGTCATGGCTTATTCCTTATCGCTTAACATTTTCAGTATTAAACTTCACGACCCGATGAGTTGGGAGCTTGAAGTCACCTAACCATGCTTCCATATCACCACGGTATTCAGTGATGGTACGACCAGCTTGGTCTTTCTTGTGCAACGCGATCAATTGACCTTTTGCGATTGCGCCAGTTCCACGGGAAGCAGCAAGAGCGTCAGCATAAACACGTTTTTCAACGATTTGCAACATTGCTTCGTCAGCAATCTTGTTGATGTTTACGTTTTTCATTTCGTCGCTATGAGCTTGCAAACCACGGAGCATACGTTTGCGATAAGCCATTAAGCTTTCGCCTTGTAATGGACGTGATGCAGATTTACCAAAAGCTGAGTAAACAGAATCAGCTTTAGCTTGACAATCAGCGTATGCGGCTTCTTCGTCATCTTTCTTAGCTGCTTCTTCGTCGTCATCTTTACGGTCATCTTCTTCGTCGTCGTCTTTTTTGAACTCCATATGACCCGGATGTTCAATTTCGCCTTCGTCATCTGGCTTGATCTCGCCAGCTTTGCCGTGCTCTTTAGGATCAGATCCCTCTGCGTCCTTCTTAGCCTTACGCATCATGAATTTCTTAGCTTTAGCTTCAGACTCATCGTCATCTTTCTTAGCTTCTTCTTCTTCATCATCGTCACATGCTTCCATGTCGTCATCTTTTTTCGCTTTAGCTTTTTTATCAGCCGCAGTTACTAGGGGTGGCGCAGGAAGGTTTTTTTCCATTTCATCTAAACGGGACATTGTTTTTCCCAATAAAGACATAATGGCATCTAATTTATCGCCTTGGGCATCTGCCTTTGGCTCAATCTTATTTTCAGTCATTTTCAGACACCTCATTGTTAGTTAATAAAACTCCAGCGGCGTCGCCGCCTTTGTCCCATACTCCCTTTGAACCCCTAGCTTTCGTAACGATTGCTATGTGATCCAGCAGGAATGGCACACCCTCAATCAAGAGTGGCTCGCCATTCTCGGTTGTAAGTGTAATGTTACCAGCAGTTTGGTCAAAAACAACTGCTGGGGAAGTCGATACTTCGCCTTCCAAAATTTCGGAAATCGCATCTTGGTCATAGATCTTTGCAATACCCCAGACTTCATCGCCTTTAATGTAAGGTAGCAAAACAGAACCAACTGCACGATTTTTAAACTCTTCGGTTGTTAATACTTGAGTTTCAGGATGATCCATGATTACCATCAAGCCGTTACAACGCTGTAAAAACTCATCGTTTAAATACAAAGATGGATCACGCCAAACATGTTCGCCAATGCTTGAACGGAACGCTAAACCAGTACCTGTGATGCGAATTGCTAGCAAAGCAATGTTGGCGTACATCTGTGGGCTAGCTAATAAACCTTCAGCGATTAATTTGGCTACATCAGTTTCAGTCTTAGCCATAGCAATTTTGAACGCATTTTCTAAGCCCGGATGTAGTGGCATTGGCGGCACTGTTGGGCTACACCAATCAGAACCAGAAGATTCGTAATTTAGTTTTACTTCTTCTTTCGAGAAATTGTGAGCAACGTAATAGCAGAATTGTCCGTCATCATAAAGAACTTCTAGCTTGCCTTTGTAGTCAATGCCAGTTTCTTCTAAACATTCACGGCGAGCGCATTCTTCAATGGTTTCATTACCTTTTTGGTGTCCGCCGGGAATACACCAAGTTCCGGGATAATCACCTCCGCCCATACCTCTACGAATCATTAAAACTTCTTCGTTCGGGGTAATAAACATAATGCCAGCAGCTCTACCTTGAGCGCCGCCCATGTTATCTTCAGGTTTTACTTCTTTTGGTGGCTCTGGAACTAATTTAGCATTTTGTTCAATTGCTTCGTTTTCGGCATCTGGTACGCAATTTGGTACGCTTTTCCCGTCTTTTTCTTTCATGCCATATTGAGTGTAACCTTCCCAACATGGGTCACTATCAGGGATAGCTTGAGCGTACTCAATCAAAGCGTCGCACATTTCTTCTAAATGGCTTTGTGCCTCATCAGCATCGCATTTCCACTTTTTTAAAGATTTATTAATCCGTGAATTAGGATCGTGTGCGGTCTTTTCGGACGTTAATTTGGCTTTCATGCCTTTCATGCGAGCGCAGAAAGACTCTTTACGAGAACCACCTTCAGGTTGCGGGGCTTTTAAATGGGCGCCATGTTCCTTGTTATAGGACTCACGACCTTTTTCATTTAAACCGCCATTTTTGTTTTTACCCTCTTTAGTTTGCCAAGCCTCAGAATCTTCAACACCAAAGCGAGGTACTACTTCTTCGTCGCAATCGTCATCTTTTTTCATGTCTTTAACATGTTGAGCGACTTGATACAGCTTTTCGCCAATGTCTTTGATCTGTAATTTGCGTAATTCGTGGCTTAATTCGCCTTTGCGAACCACAATATTGCTGTCAGTTTCAAACTCTGTAGGCGCCAAAAGGACGGGCGCAGATATCAAAGAATCCTCTTTTAATGCTTTTACTTTCATTTCTTTTAATAGAAGTTCATTGAGCCATTCGAGGTTTTCTTCCTCGCTGTCATCTTTGTGTTTTACGAATTTTTCACCTACTGATTTTGGAATACCAATATTAGACTTGCCCGCAGCAGCGGCGTACATTGCTTTTCGTTGGTTTTCCGACTGAAATGGCATAGGTTAAAACCCTAATAAATTTTCTTGGATTGTAACGCTTCTTTACCTTTTTGGGTAATCATTTCGTCGGGCAGTTGACTCACCCGGTATAAATACTTATACCTACACCGACAATATACCTCTTCGCCGGGAGCGACTACATCCGTAGTATAGCCATTTTTTGGTTTGACGTAACCATTTTTTTGCGCCCAGCTATTGCGTATCAAAAATATTTTGTCATCCAATTCACGGTGATCTTCGCGATAATCGTAGTTCGCTTGACGCCAATTGCTATGCCATTGTGCAGCAATCGCGCCCGCATCGAGCGCTACGATTTCATTGATATTGGCTACTAGTTTGTGCGTTTGGTCAATAATGACGCGGCGCTCTTTAAACGGCAGCATGCCGAGCTCTTTTTTAATGTGTTTTTTCTCTTCTTGACGATTGATCGTCTTACTTCCGCCGGGCGGAATCGATGTAGCCCATCCGGAAAAGCGACGCAGCGTGTTGCTAATCGATTCTTCACGGTTATATTTGATTAAGTTGGCACTCGCAACGATGCGGCGATCCAATTCAGCGCGCAATCTAGGGGTCAGTTTATCCACAGTAAAGCGGCTAACATCCTTGTTTACAAGCCCACCTTTGGTCACTAAGCGGTCAAAAGCACCTTTTAAAGAGCGCTCTAATTCTTTTTGCAGCTTTTCAGGCGTAATTAATGATTTTACAGCCGCAGTTTTAAGCTCTTCCATCCAATATTTAAGTCTAGCTTCGTTCTCAAAGCCATATGTGATGTAGTAATTGACCGCTTGCGTAAGGACTTCGTAGAAAGTCATTGCTTTGTCTTTAAGCTAATTTAGGTAAATTAGTCTGTTCTGGGATTGGAATTTCGTATTCCGCAATATCATCCATATCCAATTGCATATTCGATTTAAACATTTCTGGCATTTCAGACAGATTGTCTTGCGCCCATTGAATTAAGTTAGCTCTGTTTTGTGGGTCAATTACAGGTAAAAGAGTACGAAGTACTTCAGTCATACCTTTAAGCTTAACTTCGTCTGTTTTAACTAATTCGCTTGGAGTTTCCTCGATCATAGAGTCCCAACTTGGAGTAAACGCATCTTTCCATTCGTAGAACGCTTGTTCATACGTTTTTCCTGCGTACATTTCGGGATATTTATTTTGAATTGCTTCAAAAAATTGTTTGTTCCATGCGCGGTGCATTACGATTTTGTCAAAAAATTCAAACAAAGTTCGCATATCGTTGCGTAACCCTGTGACATACTGAGCAATTGCAATTGCGTCTTGACTGCCTTCTGCAAAGCTGTTGGCTAGAGCTTCATCTTTTAAGAGAATGGCTGGCACGTCGGTTGCGGCTGCAATGTTGGCGATAATGTTATCACGCGCAGTAGTCATCGCGGTGTCGGTATTGTTCAAGTCGATAGACTCAATGTCCTCATCAATATCAATTGATAAGACGTTACCGGTGGTACCTTGTTGCAAGTAGCTACGCTTAATACCAGCGGCTGTTTGCATCAAACGATTTACGATAGAGCCTGATTGTTTTTGCTTAATAACCAGCAGACCCGCCTTGAAAGTGACCAAATCGTCAGTAACCATAGACTGAACGAATGATTTCAAAGGATACAGGGCGCGCTGAAATACTGAACGACCTGTAAAACCAAAACCGGATGGCTGGAAGCTTAAATAAATCGGCGTATTGTTAAACACGATACAGCTACGACTTGGATGATAAGGTTGACCCGCAGCCGTAATGTACGATAACGGCTTTTGAAAGTCTGGCGCGTTGGGGTTTTGGTTGGTGACGGTTGAGCCAGCAAGGTTTAACGGGTCAAGTTTATTAAAGTACAAATTCAAATCGGGCAACTTCCAAGGATCAATCTCTTGGTCAGTTGGAATACCTTCGGCGCCATAAACAATTGCGGCTACACCATATACACGTTTAAGAAAGGTTACGTCACGGATAAGATTAGTCGCATCTAAATTATTCCACTCTTCATGAAACGCTTTAATTAACATTTCTTTTGGGTGTACATCCATCGCAATTAAACGTGGTTTTGATAAAGCTAATACGATGGGTTTTTCAATAATCTTAGCAGCTAGCGGGTGGTACTCAAAAATGGCTTTACAAGTCTGATAACCTGCGGGACTGCCCGGTTCAATAGAATCCGTCTGAAGAAACTCCATCAAGGGAGAAGGTAGGGATGTATTGGAGATGCTTATATCAGACATAGATTATTCCCAAAAATATATTGCCCATCATACCACTAGAATCCGAGTTTGTTACCTAATCCGAGCGCAATTCCATAGACGGTTGCGTCTAACAGATCGTCACTTCTCTTGTGGGCGTCTGGATCCCCTAGTCTAAAGGAAGCCAATTGTGTCAGCAAGTGATTTCGCGTAGCGCCTTTAAACGCCACTGTTTTGTTGTACGCATACTCGCTAATCTTGAGCTTTTCTTGATGGTAGTAACCTGACACACTGACGGCGCGTTCATCTTTGCCTGCTTGCACCAACTTACTGTCGATCGGGCGCATCGCCCAACCGCGGTTGGCAGCTTGTTGCAGAAGGATCGAACCTGTCGCGGTGTCCTCGGCAAACACGCCCGCGCTACCATACCTTGCCCCACAGCCCCTAGCTAACTCTTCTAGCCTTGAGAACACACTGGGAATCCAATGCTCGAGCAGTCCGCCATCAATCTGAACGACATCCCAGTCTAAGATGGTCAGCGGTACGCCAAACTCGTTGAGCGCAAAGAACACCACAGCCGTTCCGTCATGCTGCTTACCACCTTTGACCGCAGTATCGAGTACGGCGTACACCGCGTCGCAGTTGGTTGGGTATTGTACGGGTAAACCCTCAACCAATAGCTTGTCGGCTCCGAACAGCGCAATGTTCGACCAGTCGACGAATTCCGCCAAGAACTCTTGTTGGAACACCATCGGGTGGTTGCGCTCGCGTTCGCGCTCCAATTCATCAAGCGGAACATAAGGGTTTGTACTAGTAGGCGCATGGAAAGAGCTAAACCCTAAGTCGGGTTCTTGACAAGCTGCATAAAAGAAGTTGTCTGGATCTAGCCCGTTCGGAGTAGAGAATACCCACGATACTCCGCGAGTGGTCAACATGGTTGGCTTGATCGACTTGAACCAAATCTCATCTTTCATCTGCGGTGACTTGGTAAACCCGGCTTCGTCAATCAGCACCAAGTTGTACTCGCGCCCGCGACCTGCTAGCTCATTGTCGTTCAGTGTCCAGAAGTCAATCTTGCCGCCAGTGAGTAACTTGATGGTACCGTCGTTGCGGTTGGCACTTTTAATGATGGGGTCTAACATGTCGCGCAGGTGATCCCACGGCTCGGCAAGTTGTTTGTGTTCGGGCGCGAAGATGCCAACGGATTGCCCATTGCCCGCGCCCCTAGCTGCAAGCCATTCCAGAAAGCGTGTTTTTCCCCAGCGTCGTCCACAACGCACTGCGTTTAAGCGTTGTTGCTGTAAAAACAGGGCGTGTTGCCCTGAATGTAATACTGGAAGTTTGACCCTACGGGTATCAGCCATTAGCTAATAGCTTTCTGCTCGGGGGTGGGGTCTGGCAGCGTATTCTCAATGACGATGCGTAATTCATTGGAGCTATCAGCTTCTGGCTTGGCAGGTTTCCAGCCATGTAAGTGCGTGAGCACTGTCGTTGCAGCTTTGGTGTCGCCATTGAGAGCGTTTCTCATTAAGGAACCGCTTACATCTGCGTGATTTTTAGCGCGACCATAAATAACCGCTTCGGCAGCTTTTGGGTCAAATTGGCAAAGACGATTGAAGTCTACGGGCAAAAAGCCAGCAGCTATAGCTAGTGCGTCACCGGCAAGACCGCGATAGGCAGCATCATAGATGTTGGCAATCTCTTCTTCGGTAGCTTCGATTTTATCGGTCTTATGGTCAATTGAATAAAATAGGGGATCTGGTGTAAAACGCTCCATGATTACCTCCTAAGATTGACGATAGCCCGATATTAGCATAAACCCTTAAATATGCAAGTTATTAGGGTTTACCCTATAGTTGTGGGCTATGGGTTAATAGTTAGTGACTACTAACTTAGTTTTAAAAATTACAAAAATTTTTTCGGCTTTTGCAAAGCACTTTTTTGCGTAGTTACCAGAATAAAAAACCCCGTCATCGTACCCACCTATTTTAATGACCCCCTTTTTCGATTTTATATGGCAAAAAAGCGGCGGCATATAGAATAAGGCTTAGCGGGCGATATAGCCACGCAAGCCCCTAGCTACAAGCCTCTAGCCCCTAGCTAATAGCTTATTGCGTATAAGGTAGATTATGTCAAACAATAATAGGTCAAATTGTCATTGTGTAGCTGATAGCTCAAAGCTAAAAGCTAGGGGCTAACGGCTTGAAATTTAAAACCGGAGCGGGGCGCGATCAAAATTGACCTAAATTAAAAAGCCCCTAGCTATTAGCTATTAGCAAAAACCAATTAGCCCAAAACTGATAGCTCTTAGCTCTTATCCATTCGCATATTGGCATGGTCAAAATGGCATAGGTCAAATAGGTTAATTGTCATTTGCAAAAATGTTAGCGCCAAAAAATAAATATAAATATCCTATTTTTTACAACTCGAATTCTAAAAAGTAAAAAAAATATGACAATTTGACCTATTTTCAGCTCAAAGCCGCTAGCTATAAGCCCGCCCTGTTAGGTCATCACCCCCAAAACCCATGACCGAACCATGACCCAAAAAAATGACAATTCCCCGCCTTGTTGCAAAAAAGCAAAATAATTGTAAAAAAATTGTTTACACTTACAAAAACTTTGCTATACTGAAATTGTAGTAACGCAATAAACACAATGACAATTTGACCTATAAGGGGCTAGAAAATGAAGAGTTTTAAAGTTATAGAGTACGCAAAAAAGCCCGCGAATGGCGGCGGCTTTGTTATGAATTTTTTATTTGACAGTGGTTTTTATGGCTCGATCGATACCCGCTATGGTAATAATTTGACCTTGCGCGGCGTGAATGGCGGCATTGTAAACAAGGGCAAAAACTATGCTAGCGCCCTGGCGGCTATCAATGAATTTTTAACTAGTGAAGGGGTTTAAAAATGGAAAACACTAAAAACGATGTCAGCATATGGGAAATTTTGGGTGCTTGCGTGCTAGGTGCATGTATCGCCGTTATTTGTTTAACAGTCTATTTTTACGCGACGGGGGGTTTTTAATCATGGCTCAAAAACTAACATTTAACACGCATGGCTGGATTGTGATTTGTATAGAGCGCGGATCATGGCTCCAGCACTTGCGTTTTGACACCAAAAAAGCCGCGCAAGAGTTTTTAAAAGAAAACTCCGCCGCGTGGTTTTGCGGTTAAACATTCAATTAACTAGAGGAAAAATTGAAAATGAAAACATACGATAGAGAATTTTTTATTCCTGAAAGCTATAAGCTATTAGCCGAAAGCCACGCGCTAGGGTTTGCAGCTTATGGCGCTAATGAGCCGCGCCCCGTCGCGTTGATTTTTAGTGGCAAATCTAACAAGCCCCGCGCCCATTATAGATTTGCAACAATCGAAAAACGCGACGCCTACATTAGCGAAGAATTGAGCAAGCTAGAAAAAGCCGCCGCCGATAAGCTAGAGCGCCGCGAGAAAATCAAGCAATTAAGCGCCGCGCATGATGTAAAAGCGGGGGACGTTTTCCGGTGCTCATGGGGTTACGATCAAACTAATATAGATTTTTATCAGGTTTTGAGCGTATCTGGTCAAATGGCAAAAATTAGTCAAATCCGCGATATATCAGAGGATAGCCGCGAATGTTTTATGCAAGGCGAGAGTGTACCAATGGCGGGCGCCTTCATTGGCAAAGTATTAAGCAAAAAAATCCAGCGATATAGTGAAGATTCAGAGCCCTATTTTAGGATCAATTCATTTTCAAGCGCGCGCCGTTTTAAACCCGTCGCGGTAATTGAAGGCAAGGCAATCTATAAGCCTAGCGAATGGACGGCATACGCCTAATTTTTAATTAACTAGAGGATATAAAACTATGATACAAACCGACGATTTTACCCGCGTAAACAATGACTCAAACGGCAATCCGCGTTACGTTTGCCATTTTTTAGCGTTTACCACAAGCGACGATCTAGCCGATTATTCAGGGCTAGATAGAATTAGCAAAAAATATGAGCTAGCATTAAAACGCGCTAAACCATTGGGCGGGCGCCGTTTTCATAATAAACAATATGGCGGCGGGATTGTTTTCGGCTCTATTTATAACTTAGGGCAATTATGCGCCGATATCAATTCAATAAGGGGGGTTTTGGAAAATGCCTAAATTTAGAATTTATACGGACGAAAAAATAACAGTATGGCAGCGCGTCGGCTTAGTAATAGACGCCGAAAGCGAGCGCCAATTAACGGAAATATTAAACGAGCCGCCATTATTCGAATTAGCTATGCGAGCCGGAAAAATTGAATATAACGGGGACGTCCAGCCCTATTGGGAATCAGAGGATCACGCCGAATGGGATCACGATAGCGCCGATGTAACTTTAATTGGGAGGTGAAAATGATTAACTTAAAAAACGATATAGACACTAATAGATTTTCTATTAGCCTAGATTCAGAGGAATTTTTAGCAATCACGCGGGCGCTCTATTGGTATCAGGATAAATTAACAAATCAAGAAAGAGCACGGGGGCGCGATAACGCCGAATGGGACACTGTTATATTTTTAAGGCAGCAATTAAGCGAATTATTAAAACAAGAGGCAAAAATTTAAAAGGGGTTAAAAATGGAATTTTGGACAGATTCAAGCGGGCGGCTAGAGCTGCAATTAACACTGGAGCAAGCGCGGCGCGGCTATCATTCGGGCGCTTGTGATAATGACATTTTCGAATTGAGCCGCGATCCGGCTATTAGCCGCCAGCTATTAGCTTTTAGCCCTAAGCTAGTAGCCGACGCCTTGCAAGAGTATGGCGGCTGGAGCTATGCCGAATTATCAAACCATGCCGATAACCTAGAGCGCCTATTGTGGATCGCTTGCGGGGATATTGTGGATTTTACTTTTATAGAGGATTAAACAAAATGAAAACATTAAGCGAATTAGTAGCGGATCAAGGAATGGTAGAAAGCAAGGAAATTAAAAAGTTAATGAGTAGTTATAAAAGGCGCTGGAACAATATTAGCGGGCGCGGTTTTCCTAGTTATAGGGGGCAATCTACCGCCGAATATGTAAGCCAATTTTTAAGCCAAAACCATTTAACCCCATAATAAATTACCAGTTAAAACGCCCCGCCTTGCGCGGGGTTTTTTGGCGGTTAATTTTGACCGGCAATAGAGGATTAAACAAAATGAGCAAATACTACATTTTTAAAAACCTATGCAAGGGCGGCGCGTTTTACTGTAACGGCACCCGCTATATTAAGCGATCAAATAGGACGGCAGCGCTAGCCGAAAACCCCGCCCGGTGGTTTTATTTTGGGCAATATGATCTATGCACCTTTGAAAGATACTGATTAAAAAGCGCCGCCATAAGGCGGCTATCTATTATTAGCCCCTAGCCCCTAGCTATTCGCTAGCGGCTATCCGGCGGGCTATTGTCGCGAATATCGCGCCGCTATCAGGCGCGCGGGTTATTGGCGAGAATAGCGCCCCTGCACTATTCGCAAGCCGCGCACCTTGCGTGCTATCTTGCGCCCTTTAAAAATTTGAGTGTATCGCGGCGATATATAGCCGCCCGCGCCTTATGTTATTAAGGGCGCGCCCCGCTAACCCTGATAAACAAAGGGCGGCAAGGTTTTGCCCTTGCTTAAAGTTAAGGTAAAACTTTAAAAAAGCGCCGTAAACCGTTGATTTTGCTATGTTTTTTGATTTTATAAGGGTAAACCCTATGATGCACAGCAACAAATTATTGGGTTACATCGTGGTTTAAAAAAGTGGGGCTACTCGCTGCGTCTGGTCGGCTATGTAGTCACAACCCAACAACCCAGCATCCGCTTTCGACCCCTAAGAGGACTAACTTGCTTTGCTTGGGCGTCCGCCCAGCTTACCGTTATTGCGTACAGCCTGTGTTTTAGCAGGCGATGATACATGCCCGCCCTTTGTGCCCAAAGCTTTAGCTGCTTTTGACAGCGTAAACTTGACGGCTCCAGAATCGTTACGAGTTGGTTTGTTCATATTATTTTCCATGAAAAATGCTAAACCTAAGCGCTTAGGGTACCCTAGTGTAACCTACATGGGGTGTACATAACATACCCTTCGGGCGCGGACAACAAACGCAGGATTGCCTTGCTTTCAATCAATTCAGCCAGCTTCATCAGTTCTGGCTCAACGCACACAATTTCCAGTGCGTTAAAGCCAGCCTGTTCACTAAGATCAAATAGTTCTTCTTGAGTCATAGCTAAATCCTCCTTAACCTAATCATTTAGGTTTTGTTTAACAATGTCAATACCTTCTCCAATCCATTGCATTACAGGCACTGCCATTGAATTACCTAACGCTTTATATCTCAAACCATCTGGTGAAGCTAAACTTTTACGCCAAGGAACATTCGTAAAGTTATCAGGAAAACCCTGTAATCGCTCACATTCAACGGGTGTCAATCTTCGTATGGTAGCGTTATTTTCAATCAATGGCACGTTGCCTCCGCCTGTACCCCAACGGCTTGTCACTGTTTGACAAGTTTCACCCATTTCTTTAACACGGCTATCCGCAGGGTGAGTTTCATATGCCTTTTGAACTATGAAGGTTTCACTTCCTCCAGCGAGGACTCCACCGCTTGCTTTAAGGGTTTCTGCAATATCTCCCTCGCGATATTGAGCAAGGCTACTTTCAAAGTACGCGGGAGATCCTTTTGTCGGCGATGGGCGCGGCGTAATATCCCGGCGCAAGCTATTTTGCTCAAATAATACTGCGGCGGTAGGTCGCCAATCTCCAAGGTAGCCGACAACAAACACTCTTCTGCGTCGCTGTGCCACTCCGAAGAAACGAGCGTCCAACACTCTGTAGGAGAACCCATACCCGAGTTCTGCCAACGCCCCGAGGAAGGAACCAAAGTCCCGTCCTCCTGACGATGACAAGACACCGGGGACGTTTTCCCAGACGAACCATTTTGGCTTAAAGTGGTCAAGCATGCCACAATAGACGAGTGCCAAGTTACCGCGCGGATCATCCATTCCTTTTCTAAGCCCTGCGACTGAGAAAGATTGGCAGGGAGTTCCGCCGACGAGGAGGTCAATTGATTCATTTAAGTTCCATTCTTTGTATTTAGTCATGTCACCAAAGTTTGTGACAGTTGGATAGTGATGCGCTAACACCGCAGACGGAAAAGGTTCTATTTCAGAAAAACCAGAAGCTTTCCATCCCATATGATGCCAAGCCATCGTCGTTGCTTCGATACCACTACAAACTGATAAGTATCGCATTACGCACTCCGTTTCATATCTAATACTACGGCTTTTGGCTCAGGTGGTACCTCAATCATACGCCGTAAATCCGATTTTTTGTATTGATCCTGAACCTCTGGCGCCACAAAAATATGCTTTTTGTTGGGGTAATCGTTCGATGCAATCCGCCCCATGTCTACCCAGCCCGCCTCTTTAAGTGCATGAAGCAAAGCGCTTTGGGGTACCTTGGTTCCCGATGGCGCAAGGCTAGCTAGCTTATCGCATACGATATGGAACGGCGAACCAATTACGCCGCGAGCAAACTCACCGACGCGGTTTTTGAGCATTTCTACGATAAAGGATTCAGCCATTGACCTACCATGCTCAATCAAATTCATTTTGAACTCAGTCATGCCCGGCGTTTCGCCCGGGTTAAAGTGTGATACGTCGCGATCCCACAAGCTAGCAGCTATTTGCTCAAAGCCCCCAGCGTTATACCAATCCCAAATGCGTTTACCTTCACCATTAGTCATGCGAGGTGTATCCGATTGGATACAAAACCATCTTCTATCTTGTGATGCCAAACTAATAGGAATTTGCTCATTCGAGAATGCCAATACGAATAGCCTATTAGCCATCTGGTATGGGTGTAAACCCTTACGATTGATGTTGAGCATCTCGGGAGGCGCTGCAATGATTGGCTTGAGTTTGTTCGCCAATGCACGGCGAGCGGCTGCGTCTGGCTCTTTCAATTCGTTGATAATCAAAATCTCTGATTCGAGGTCATATCCCCACTGCGAATGCAAGCTATCGCTATCCATGTAACCGCGATTCTTTAAACGCGCTCCACAGACTGACCAGATAAACGGCGCCCACATGGTATCTTTGCCGCAACCTTCATCGCCCACATGCAATACTGCATGGTTAATTTTGATGTTTGGATGCTGAAGTTTGAACGCCATAATATCGAGCAAGTGATTGCGGTCTGCCTCGATTGGCACAAGGCGCTCGAGCAAGTCTGTCCACATGGAAATATCACCGACCTCTACATCTTGTATATCGGGTCTAGCATCTACCCAACGATTGCCGTACACATCACCTTCACGCCCAACAAATACGGATTCGCCAGCCGCGTAGGTAATACCAACTAAAGCTTTGGCATTGTGAGCTTGTCTGTTTTCGTCGTAGCAGACTGAGGCTTCAATTTTGCGTCCTGTGTGAACTGATCGGCAATTAATATGTCGAAATATTGCGTTAAACGTGCCTCGAGAGATCTCCCGTCTTTCGACAAGATCGAAGTAAGCGTCGTCGTCTTGGACATACGCGAATCGTTCATACCAATCTTCCTTTTCTATTCTGGCTAACTCTTTTCTTTCTATTTCCGCAATGATTTTGGAAGCATCAGAAAACATGGTTGTTGGCGTAATTAGCTCTAAAGCCTTAGCCATTTTTTCGGTTAATAATTCGGAGCGAACTCCGGGTTGATGTTTTGGCGCGCCATTGTCGGCTGCCCATTCAAGATAAGCATGCGAATCAAACGACTGGCAATGCTCGTGATAGCAGCAAAATGCCCGATTGACGGGGTGATAACGTGCCATTGGGTTGCCATCGCTATGTTCAGCACTGTTGGGGCAAACGATACCGTACCACCCAGCGCCATTGGCTTTCTCGAGCAACATACCGTTATCGGAAACCCATTGCAGTATATCGTCGTCACCATCGTCAGTGAGCGCGATACGCTGCATGGAGGCTGTGTCTGCATCATTCGGCACAACCCCCAGCGCGTCGCAGATTTGCTCAAGCGTAAACTCACGCTCGGCATTAAATTCTATTAGTTTGGCAGCAAAGTTATCCTTGCCAGCCTTTAGATTGATAGAGCCGGGTACGCGCACGTTACGCACTGCGTTCGTGGCTCCCCCATCAGTGTATCCAGCGGCAGCAATCGCCGTAATTGCAGCGGTGAACTCACCTTTAGATGGCTGGTTATCAAAGTCAAATATGTAACCCCACTGCTGATTGCCGGGAGATGTTTCGATCTTCCATGTTGGTTCGAGCGGCGGTGTCTTAGACTTGGTTCCGATGTCATCTAACATCAAAAAGAGCACATGCTCGCAATTGGCAGATGAAGCAGATAGCTTGCCGTTCTCAAAACGATCGATAATGAAACTACCTGTGTTGACGTACAAGGCTGTTTCAGGCTTGATTTTGGTTGGCAGAGAAGGCAACCAAGTGTATTTTGGGGTGCCATCGTTATGCAGAACAGGCTTACCTTCTTTTTTAACAGGTTTTTGCTGAACTAAAAGTAGTGTTTCGCCTTCTGCTGGGAGTTTTGCTAAATATTCAATGAAATCAATCTGTGATATTATTTTGGAAGCCATTTAATCCTCTAGTTATTGGTTAGAAAAGGTTTGAATCTCCGTGGGTTCAAACCTTTTCGCTTTATTGGACACTCAGTTTACTACTTTCCGTAACGCGTCATAATCTTAATCTCCACATCTAAGGGCAAACCCTCACCCCAAGCTGGCGCTGCACGCATAACGGATTCCATCTCACATTTTACTTCTTCTGGGCGGTCTGTTTCGATGACGATTTCATCATGGACATGCAATACAACGTCATCGAGCTGGCGTAAAGAATTACGCAAAATATCATTAGCAACCGCTTGAGTAATGTTTTCACAAGCTAGACCTTTCCACAACCTAGCCCTAGCCCATTCGGTAGCCATCGCAGCGGGTTTCCACGCAGCTTTGGCGTAAGATATCCCCTCCTCATCTAAGCGGGCATAGGGATAGCATAACACGCGCCCGCTCGGAAGTGCATACCAAAGATGCTGCGTATCATACAAATACGTTACGCGACCCGCGCTAAATTCATAGCCCGGATTACGCATCGCTCTGGTATAGGCTGACTCAAGT